GGTTCTGTTGAGTTCAACAGAGTTCCAGGTGAGAAGTTCAATGGTTCTGAACCTGTAACAAACTTCAACAAACCGAATGGTGGGTTGGAACAATTTCAAATGAAACAAAAACCAACTATGGAAGTTGCAGATAAACCAATGGAAGAAGATTTCCTAAAGTTCATCCACAACGAATCCAAAGATTTAAAACCACAGATGTTGTTTATGAACGAACTGAAGTGGAAGTACCTAATCAGAAACATTCTGAGAGGTAAAAATATTATGATGACTGGGCCTGCTGGTTGTGGTAAAACTATGGCGGCTAAAGCAGCGGCTAACTCAATCGAAGGTTACTCTATGGAAATCTTCAACTTAGGTTCTACACAAGACCCTAGAGCTACTCTAATCGGTAACACTCAGTTCGATACTAAGAAAGGTACTGTGTTCTCTCCTTCACCATTTGTGAAAGCTATCCAAACTCCAAACACCGTTATTGTGTTGGATGAGATTAGTAGAGCACACCCTGAGGCTCACAACATTCTGATGAGTGTTTTGGATGCTGGGCAAAGATACCTCAGATTAGATGAGGCCGCTGATTCACCTGTTGTGAAGGTTGCTGAAGGTGTTTCCTTCATCGCATCGGCTAACATTGGTAATGAGTACACATCGACTAGACAATTGGATAGAGCTATCGTTGATAGATTTACAATCATCGAAATGGATACTCTAACTTCAGAAGAAGAAACTTCATTACTTATGATGATGTATCCTTCGGTTGATGAGGTTGTTCTTACTAATGTTGCTAAGATTACTTCAATGACCAGAAATGATGTGAAGAAAGAAGTTCCTACTCTTTCAAACTCACTATCGACTAGAACGGCTGTTGAGATTGGTTCACTACTCTATGATGGTTTCAGTTTGGCTGAAGCTGCTGAGATTACTATCTTCCCATTATTCGAAGATGCTGGTGGAGCACAATCGGAAAGAACTTTCATCAAACAATATGTTCAAAAGTTTGTTGGTTCTACTGAAGAAGAAAATCTATTCAACGTAGAAGGTGAATCATCTGAAGAAACTGATATTTCAAACCCATTTTAATTATTACTCTTGATTACTCCCAAAGGATTCCCACCAAATTAGGTGGGGATTTATTTGGAAAATCAAAATAAATTTTGTATATTAGATAAAAATATAATTATGAAAACACATAAAGACATATGTAAATTAGTAATCAACCTACTCAGAGAAGATGGATTCTTTGAGGGTGAGTGGATTGAGGAACGAAAATTCAGACCTCGCTTTTACAAAGCAACTGAACATATTAAATTTGAACGTACCGAAGAAACTATTAATAGATTTATAGGTATGGCAGAAGTAGTTAGTAAGGAGATTGTTAAAGAAAATATAAACACTACCTTAGATGAACTACAAACTAAGGGATTAGTAAACGAAGTTACAACGGATAATGGTAACACTGGATTTGTATTAAATAAAAACTATAAACATGAGTAAAGAGAAAATTGTATTCGATGATGGGGTGCCAGAAGATTTTTGGACTCTCTTATCTACCGAAGAAAAAGAAGCTTTAGCAAAAGCTCAAGAAGAAGCATCAAAAGAATTTGATGGTTATGATGAGTGGGATGAAATGAATGAAGATTATTTCAATCACTTACGACAACGATTTAACAAAGGGCCTGATGATATTGGTCCTCGATTTTGGAAATCTTATCACAATAAAAACATACCAATACAACTGATGGTTATTCCGGCAGGCAGACAGCACGATGGGGAATCTATGGTTCAATGGTATCACACTATTGTTGAGGATATGCAGCTCGGAGAATGTAATGGGGAATACGAACTCATTTCAGAATATCAATTAACAGAAAAGTATAACATTAATTTTAATAATCAATAAACAAAAAAAAACAATTATGAAGTATTACATCGCAAAAGTAAAAGTAGTAACTACAGATGATAAAGGTAGACAAAAGAAAATGCAGGAACAATATTGTGTTCATGCAGTATCCGTAACTGATGCAGAAGCAAAAGTGCATGAAGAGTTTAAAAACGATGGGTTAGAGTTTGAAGTAACTCACGTTAACGAAACTAAAATTATAAAAGTTATATCTTAATTATGGATTATAGTAATGGAGATACAGTAGTTGTAAACCACTTTGGAAAAAACAAAGTGGGTACAATTACGGAACGCTTGAGGACTGTAAAGGGTAGTAGATATATAGTCGCAACGGAAGATGGTAATGACATTGAAGATGTGTATGTTGATAGCAATGATGCAATATCATTCATAGATAGCCGATTAAGTAAATCATTTAATAAACACATTGAAAATGGAAATTGATAAAGCAAAGTTTAAAAGATTAAAGAATAAGGTTTTAAAAAAATACCCTAACGCTTCAACTCAACAAACATCCGATGGCAAGTTTTTTGTCTCGGATGGTGTTGGGAACGAAATAATGACAGAGTATATGATACCAACTCAGAATACAGTAGCAGCGGCTTGGTATTGGTTAGCAGATACTATGAAGATACATCAGAACATAGAACGAACACATCCTAAGAGAATGGATTTAAAATCGTTTGAAGCTAAGTTTGCAAGAATATCCAAAAGAAACCGAAAGTAATGTGTTTTATTAAAGTTTATTTAATACTTATTAGTATATAAATCAAATAAATTTTATTACATGAAAGCATATTCAGGAAAACCAAGAGGAAGAGTTAACCAAGGTGGAGCAACTCACAAAAAAGACGCAGATAAACTAAACGCATCGTATGGTAAGAACTACAATTCAATTGACTTTGAAATGAGTGAACATCTTCGATTAGATAACTACAAAGAAAAAACCAATCCAATTGGAACTTTAGTTGTAGGAAATCAAAGAATCGATTTAACATGGTCGGAGTGTAATAAAATATTTACTACACTTTTAGATGCACAACAAACCCATAGAAGAAAGATTCAGTTGGGATTGTTTCAATAAACAATAACCAATGAAAGCTTCAGATTTATTTAAAGAGTTAGGAATGGGTGATGAAGAAATGAGTTCAGCCCGAGAATGGGTTAACTATAAACATTTCTCTGAAACTGTTCCTGATATTCTCTCTTTAAGTGAATATGTGGATACTGTTTACAAACAAGCAGTTACAATGGATGCAAAACCTCACCAATGGTTTTCAGAACGATATATGACTGAACGATATTTACTATCAGATGTAGGTATTGATGCATCATACATAGCTAATTTAGAAAAACGTATTATCAAAATTTTAGATAAGGGTTTTAGAGAGATGCACATTGAGAGATTCTTAGAGTTGTGTTTAACTGTTGTAAGAAAATCCTTATTAGCCCTACCCAAAGAAACTCTAATATTTCTAAATGAAATATACAAAGAAAAATAATAACCTACAATATTTATGACATATGAGCATACACTATATAGATGAACCATACAGACAACGGATAATCGATATCCTATCAACTGATGATAGTGATGATACTAAACAGTCTAAACTTAAACTATATCTAATTGGTGAACCTTATTTTAAACACTTCACAAGTGAACCTTCTTGGTTGACTAGAGAAATTATTAAAGATTTTAATAAATAGGAGATGGTAATGTCCGAATCAACATATTGGGATGAATCTGAGTTTGACTTTTTTGAAACATTGGAAGATGAAGATAAATTGTTATATCTATATGATTTAATGATTGGAGAATTGGCTGGAATGGCTATTCATAACGAAATGGAAGCTCAAGATGCTGAAATGGAATCAATGGATGAACTTCTTAGGATGGCTGAGGAAGAAGGTTTCGGTGAAAGTGATGATAACGATAAGTGGGATTTCGAAGAAGATAGAAACGTAGTTAAAGTTTCGTTTGAAGATGGTAAAGAAGGGGATATTATTAAAATAGTAGGCCCAACATTAGATGTTATCGTAAAAGTAGCAAATGATTTACAACTAAATGGTATGATTCTAACAGGCAGACATATAGATTTTACTAAATATGAACCTTGGGATGTGATTGTAACTTATAAATTAATCGGACAAGGACCACCAACTTCTTTAAACTGACAATCTGTCACCTTATACGTTAACTTAACTGACATTTTGTCATCTATTTTGTACAAAAAGGTTGACAAATCCCTTTGGTACACATTTGGTACTATAGATAAACGTATATAAATGTTTAACTAAAATAAAAAGGGAATAAAATGATTTATACAATGAGTAACGCATGGAATCTGTTAGATGAATTAGCTGAAAGAGCTAAAACTAACACAACTAAACAAAACAATATGGATATTGTGGATGATGTATTAACTATGAACTTTGATGTACCTGGTTTATCTAAATCAGATATTACAGTTAAAGTTGAGGATAGAGTTATTACATTAGAGGGAGAGAATGATAATAGAACATTCAATAAACAATATAAGCTAAACGAAGATTGGGATATCAATCAAGCTGAAGCTAGGGTTAAGAATGGGGTTCTATCACTATCGATACCAAAGATGAAAGAAAAGAAAAAGAAAGTATTAGAAATTATCGTTAAGTAGAATGTTACGAAGGGAAGTTCTAAATATCAACAACACTCTATGGATAGTTAAAAGAAGGATTCGAATCGATGATAGACCTATTGTTCAGACTTGGAAAGAACATCTCCATTGCGACAAAGTATTTAAGAAAGAACCTTATTATTATTTTTGTGAAGAAGTTACGGATGTAGAGTGGGAAGATATTTAACAATTTCTTAACATAGGGGGCTTGGTTAAGTCCCCTATTTTTCGTATATTGTACCTGTATTAATAATTAATAATTAAAAAATAACACATATGAATTTAGGTTACGCATGTATCAACATGACACTTGGCTCACAGAAGCCAAAAATTACTACCAATCGTAGTATGATTAAAAAAACCTTTTTAGAGAAAGGTATTCCTTATGCATCTGAGCTAGGAATTCAAAACGCAAGAGACTTAGTAGAGATTATCAAATGGAATCATCAGAATGGTATTAACTTCTTTAGGGTTAGTTCTGATATGTTTCCTTGGGCATCTGAGTACAAATTATCAGAGATGCCACATTACAATCGTATAAAAAATATACTAAGTGGTGCAGGTCATCTCGCTGATAAATACAATCAACGAATCACATCTCACCCTGGCCCTTTCAACGTATTAGTTTCTCCGCGTGAGCATGTGGTAGATAACACTATCGCAGAACTAAGTAGACATGGTGAGGTATTTGATATGATGGGATTATCTCGTACTCCATACAACAAACTCAATATTCATTGTAATGGTGTGTATGGTGATAAGATTTCTGCTATGGATAGATTCTGTAAGAACTTTGAGAGACTGCCTGAATCCGTACAAACCCGTCTGACTGTAGAGAACGATGATAAAGCTAGTATGTACTCTGTAAAAGATTTAATGTACATACATGAACGTATTGGTATTCCTATTGTATTCGATTATCACCACCACAAATTTTGTACTGGAGATTTATCAGAGGAAGAAGCTCTTAAACTTGCTGTAAGTACTTGGGGTGATATCAAACCTGTAGTTCATTATTCAGAATCCAAAGCATTGCATGAGAGTAATGATAAGTTAAAACCTCAAGCACATTCAGATTACATCAGTAGTGTTCCTAATACTTATGGTTTAGATGTTGATATTATGGTAGAAGCAAAAGCTAAAGAATTAACCATTTTAGAATACATTCAGGCGAAAGCATAGTATGGTCGTTTTGCTTGTTTAAGTATTAATTATTATTATTTTAATACTTATTGTCATAGGTTATTAGGTTGTCTAGCAAGCTAATTACTTATTACTTATTAATAATAGTTGTAAATAAATACAGAACTCGAAGTTAATAAAACTAATTTTAAGGAAGAAATATGAAAATTGTTAAAAACTTTTTTTCTAAGAAGAACGGATTTGGATTTCTGATGGTATTCTCAACGCTATCACTAGCAGGTACAGCAGCATACTATTCAGTATTTGGATTAAGTTCTTTATTCGCTGGTGCTAAGACTGAAGTTATCATAATGGCTTCAGCATTAGAGTTAGCTAAATTAATTGTAGCATCGTATCTACATAACCATTGGAAGAAGATTGGTTGGATTCTAAAATCATATCTTACATTGGGTGTTGGTATCTTAATGATAATAACCTCTGCAGGTATATATGGTTTCTTAACATCAGCATATCAAACAACTGCTGACCAATTAACCATTATAGATAAACAAACCAAAGTGGTTGAAATGAAAAGAGAACGTTTCTCTGAATCATTGGATGGTTATAGGATTGAACGAACTCAGTTAAACTCATCCATTACAGAACTTACTAAGGGGTTATCTAATAACACCATACAGTACAAAGATAAAGAGACTGGTGAGATTATAACAACTACATCCTCTTCAACAAGAAGAGTTCTTACATCTCAGTTAAATGATATGAAAGAACAACGTAATGGTGTATCAGTTAAGATGGAAGCTTTAACCGATTCAATTACTAAGTTAGATTTAAAAGTATTGGATATGGAATCCAATAATGAAGTAGCTGCAGAGATTGGACCACTGCGATATATGGCTGAGATTACAAACAAACCAATGGCTACTATTGTAAATTGGTTTACGTTATTAATCGTATGTGTATTCGACCCATTGGCAATCGCTATGGTACTTGCTGTAAATAAATTCATTGGTAGAAAAGAAGAAGATGAGGATGATTACTATATTGCTAGAAATAAGATGTTACATAAACATTCAATTATGAATGGTGAGAAGTTGAAAAAAGAAAAACTTAATCAAGAAGAAATGATTAAGAAGAACGAACAGATTATAGCAGTAACACCCACTAATACCGATGAACTTAAAATGAATAAGAAAGAATTCTTAGAAAGTTTAGATAATGTAGAGAGCAATTTAAAAGAAGATGATAAGAAAATATATGGTGGATTCTCAAAACCATACTCCGATGGTACTGCATTAAATGAATCTGATAAAGAATCATATAATGATTTTGATGAAGATGATATAAAAACTTACTAATAAATTTGGTAATGTTAATTATATTTCGTATATTTACATAAGTTTAACAATAAAAATAGTTATAAAACATATGAGTGATTTGTATAACGATGGTAAAACATCAACAACAGCAGGAAATGTAGAAGCATCTTACGATGTTAAGGAAACGACTACTGAAAAAGATATTTACTTTCAAGAGTTTAGAGAATTTGATTATGGTATTGATATTGAATCAAATATTATTTTAGTTCAGGATGAAATAGCACAAGGTATGGTATTTGATACAATATCTAAAGTTAGATTACTTAGAAAAATTAATAAAGATTTAAAATCAGTAACGATTTTATTAAACTCACCAGGTGGTGATGTAGTAGAAACGTTAGCACTAATCGATTACATTAGAACAATAAAAGATAACGAAGGGGTTGAAACGAACATTGTTTGTAGAGGTTCAGCGATGAGTGCAGCAGCACTTCTTCTAACTGCAGGAACAGGTCTTAGAGCAGCATCCAAACATTCTAAGATTATGGTTCACCAACTTTCAACATTCAATATGGGTAAGTTAGAGGATGTTAAATCTAACGCTAAATTCGCAGAACAATTAGAAGAAGATTGTAACACCATTATGGCTGAGTGTACGAACAAAGATAAAAAGTTTTGGAAAGAGAATCAAAGAACTGATTACTTCTTAAACGCAGAGGATGCATTGGAATTAGGAATAATCGATAAAATTATATAAAACAAAAAGTTATGGAATACAATTATAGACCTTTAGGGGATAGAGTAGTAGTAGAGATACTAAAAAGACACGATGAAAAAACCAAAGGTGGTTTATACAAACCATCAGGAGCTGATACCACAATGATGGGAACAGTAGTTTCCGTTGGTAGTGGGTTATTTACACATTCGGGTGCTAAAATCCCTATGATGACAAAAGTAGGAGATATAGTTCTATTAGAAGGAACTGGGTTCAAACACAAAAATGCTGGTAAAACTTACCACATTTATAGAGAGAGTGAGTTCTTATCTATATTAGATGAAAATGCAACTAACTCATAATCAGTTAGTTACCACTATCACTATCACCCAACTCATTGATAATCAAACACTTACAATAAAAAATAAAAAATATGATACACATTTTAGATGAAACAAAAATAACTGAGAACTATGAGAAGTTCCGAAAGTTAATAAACCAAACATTTACAGGCGAAAGATTAGAATCTCTTAATAAGATGTACGATGTACTCGAAGATAGAATTATTCTAACCCCAGCCTCATCAACCGAACATTTCCACAACGCATTTGCTGGTGGATACTTAGACCACGTTCTTAGAGTTACTAGAAACGCAGTTAAAGTATTTGACTTACATACTGAGTTAGGTATTGGAGATGGTGGGTACGATAGAGAGACTGTAATCTTTACAGCACTACATCACGATTTAGGTAAGGTTGGTAATGATACTGATAGTTGGTATATTCCAAACGATTCCCAATGGCACATTGAAAATCAAGGTAAGATTTATAAAACAAACTCATCAATGCATTGGATGAATCTAAACGATAGAACGTTTTGGATGTTAAATCATTTTGGTGTTAAGATTTCTGAAGTAGAATACTTAGGTATTAAACTTACAGATGGATTGTATGATGAGGGTAATAAGGAATACTATATTCAATACAATAAAGATAATGCACTAAAGACTGGATTACCATATGTAATGCATCAAGCTGATATTATGGCAGCCAGATTTGAGAATGAAAGATTTCTAAAATTAAAACAGGGAACTCCTACTACTAAGAATGTTGGTGGTAGACCGGCGACTAAAAAGAAATTAGAAAACGTAGTAATGCCAAAGAAGATTGATTTCAAATCTATCTTTGGAGAACAAACAGAGGCTTAATGATGGAATTAATACAAATAATATTACCCACATCTATAATACTAATATTAATCTATATAGTTTGGAATCTAACTAGAAAAGTAGAAAAGCTAGAAGATGAGTTAGATACACAAGATGAATTTTTAGGTGGTTTGGATACTAAATTCAATGATGCACTCAAACGAATGCAAGAAATTGATAGAGTGGGTTCATTCGAAGCTGATGATGAAAGTGGGTTCATCTTTGAAAAGATAAAAGAAGTAATAGAGGATTTAAAAAACGAATATACAAATAGACCATAATGGCTAAAAAAAGAAGAAAAAGAAGTAAAAGATATTTTACTAAAATTACAGAGATGGCTATCAACGCATACAACGAAAGTGATGATACTGTTTTAAAGAATAAAATTTATAATAGATTTATTCACTACCCATTTGATAAGTTATCAGAAAATGTAATTCATACCTATAAAACATATTACTTCGATGTACCTTATGAAGATGTGAAAGCAAATGTAGTAGCTTTCCTAAATGAAAAGATTCACAAGTTCAATGGGGAGAATGGTAGAGCTTTTTCTTACTTTACAGTAGTAGCTAGAAACTATTTGTTCAATGAGAATAATGCTAACTATGCCAGAATGAAATCAAAAACTGAAGTTAAGTATATTGATAGCTCTCGTAATATTACAAATGAGATTGTAGACCAAAATAACAAAGAAGCTAAATCTGATTTTATAGACCATTTTACAAAATATATAGATTATCATTTATATACATTATTCCAAAAAGATAGAGATAGGGCAATTGCTGATTCAATAAATGAATTATTTAAAAACAGATATGATTTATATTCGTACAATAAGAAGGCACTCTACATACTTATTAGGGAGAGGACTGGAGTACACACTCAATACATAACCAAAGTAGTTGGAAAACTGAAAGGTATGTATGTAGAATTATACAGAGAGTATAATACAAAAGGTCACTTAACAGTGACTTACAAATTAAAGGATAATAATGGATAAGGATACGGAATTATTTAAAGGAAAAACATTCTCAGATATAATGTCTGATGTTTACAACAATTCAAAAAAGAAGGATAGGCAACTTAAACTTCTTATTGCTCAATTAGAACCATTGGTTAAAAATCTAAGTGATGCAACTGTTATTGTTCCTTTGATAAAAGAGTATATGGAAGTTTCCATAAAGAACGATGACCAGATTGTAAAATTAGCAGCTATAGTTCAGAGAATGATGAAAGATGCTAACTCAGGTGATGATGGCGGGTTTGGATTAAGTGATGATGAGAAAAAGCAATTAATATCAAACGCTAAAGAGATAGATAAAACTATCGAAGCATTACAGAATGTAGAAGAGGATATCTAATGCCAGGTAAAGGAACGATAACAGTAGGTACTGTACAAAAAATAACCTTAAAAGATTCTGATGTAAATGAAGTACACGCAATCCAATGCTTCAATCAAACTACAGTAAATCAACAAATTAAAGCATATCCATTTGATATGTCTATTAGAAGGATTCCATTAATCGGTGAATCTGTTATATTAATTCAAGGTACTTCTGGTGAAGCAAAGCCCGAAAAAAGAAATTCTAATACAACATTCTATTATCTAAATCCGATATCAGTACAAAAGAATCCCCACAACAACGCATTACCAACATCCAAAACATTACTTTCAGCAGCCGCAGGAGCAGCAGGATACGCAGCAGCAGCCGCAGGTGTTCCAGGTATTAGTGGTGGTGGTTCTTCATCTAAATTAGGTAAAGGATTTTCTGAAAGAAGTGATGTAGGTTCGGTTCAACCATTTATAGGTGATGTATTATTAGAAGGTAGATTCGGACACTCAATGAGATTTGGATATACACCCAACGGTTCGGATACAACTAAAACCCCAACTTGGAGTTCTTCAACTGATAATGACCCTATTACTATTATCTCTAATGGTAGAAAGAGTGGTGGTTCATATAACAAATTTATTATAGAGGATGTTAATGATGACCTTTCATCTATATGGTTAGGTTCATCTCAGAAAATAAAACTAACCCCAGCACAAACTGGATTAGGTGGACTTCCTGCCCCTGGTAGTTATTCCAAACCATCAATAGTAATGAATTCCGATAGAATATTTCTAAACGCTAAAAACGAAAGTGTTATAATAGCTGCTAAAAAAGATATTATAAATGCAACACCGGGTTGGCAGATGGAGATGGATAAACTATTTACTTTGATAGAGAAGTTAGCAAGTGAGTTAAAAGATTTAACCTCAGCAACTTCAACTTATGCAACTGGGGTTGGACCTACAGGTCCGGCTACAAATGCTGGAAAAGTTGCCTCTATACTTAGTGATATAAAAGCAATGAAACAATAATATGTCCGCACTTTGGCCCACATTCATACCAGTAGTAGGTGGTTACCTTAACTCATCTATAGAAGGAAAGACTCACGAAGAAACCGCTGAGAAGATAGCATCAGAGTATCATAAAGCAGTAAAACTTGCTAAGACATCACTCCATGCAAACCTACCATTGGTACAAGCACCATACGTTCCAATTAAGATGGCTATAATGAAAACGTTAAATGATATAAGGGAATCTGAAGGTAAACCAAAGTTACCTCACTTTTTAGATTGGGCTAACGCAACATCAACATATTGGTTATCAACCACAATGTCCCCAGCACCATTTCATCCAGTCAATATGGGTTTATCAACAGCAACAGTTGGAGTACCTGCACCAATATCACATATCATAAATAATGGTGGGGTTATCCCAGCGTTACAAAACGATTTGTTAACAGCATTCACACATACACAATCTGCAGTTCCATATGGTATTCCATTCGCAACAAAATTAGTAACTGCATTTAAGAATCATTTAACGACTGTTGGTGGATTACATACCGAATTAGTATTTCCAGGTTCACCTGCAACACCACTTCCACCATTTCCTTCACCACAACCTTGGGTTGGTTTGGTTTAAATTGGTGTAAAACGAAAGTTTTTAATATTTATATATAAAGTACACAATTATGAAAGCAAAAGAATTAGCACAATTATTGGAATTAGTAGTAAGAAAGGTTGTTCGTGAAGAACTTAAACCTATCATTACGGAAGTTAGAAATGCTTCTAAGCCAATTATCAAAGAAGTAAAAGTTAAAAAAAGAATAGTTGAAAAAGACCCACTAGATATTAATTTATCAGAACTTCTTTCTGAAGATAGTGGAACACCTAAAACAGAACAAAAAACATTTATTAAGAATCCAATGTTAAACGATATGTTAAATGAGGTAGCTGATAGTGGTGAGTGGAGAAATCTCAATGATACTCAATTCTCATCTAATCAAGCTCAATCATTTATGCAAGGTGGTTCTACTTCAGTAGCACCAACCGTTGATATAGATGGTAGACCAATTGATACGAGCAATCCAGAAGTAGCAAATGTAATGGGAGCTATAACTAAAGATTATTCTCAATTGATGAAAGCGATTGATAAGAAGAAGGGTAGATAGTGATGGCTAAAGAGAGAAAAGAATATTTCTACAATCCTATAGACTTTAAAAAGGATGTTGCTGTTGGCATTAAACTACCATTTGGGAAACCAAACGGATTGTTTACACTAAGTTATACAACTGAAGAGCAAGCAGTATCTAATTTGAAGAATCTATTATTGACTAAAAAAGGTGAAAGACCATTTCAACCATTATTTGGTTCAGATGTGTACGCTCAACTATTTGAAAATATAGATTTGAACCTTAGTGATAGGATTTCAGAAACTCTCTCGAAAGATATAAAATTTTGGTTACCTTATATAGTTATTGACAATATAGATATTGAAACAGAACCCGACAGAAATTTTGTAAGAATAAAATTAAGATTTAGGGTAACGGAGCAGGGTGCAAATAGACAAATAATAATATTTGTTGATTCAGCTGGAAGCGTAATAGAATAGGTTAAAGATATGGCAAATAAAAAGAAATCAGATTTAGTACAAAAGGATGTATCGTTAGTCGGTAGAGATTTTGGAGAGTTTAGAAAAAACCTAATTGAGTTTTCTAAAAACTACTTCCCAAATACTTACAATGATTTTAACGAATCATCTCCTGGTATGATGTTTATGGAAATGGCATCGTATGTGGGTGATGTGTTATCATTCTATACAGATACACAATTAAGAGAATCGTTACTAAGTACAGCCGAAGAGAATGTAAACTTATTTAATATAGTAAACTCTTTAGGATATAAACCTAAGAATATTATTCCAGCATCAGTAACAATGGATGTATTTCAATTAGTACCAGCAACTGGGGTTGGTGATAATGTAAAACCTGATTTTGATTACGCTATGACAGTTGGGGCTAATATGATTATTGGTTCTACGGATTATTCAGATGTAGAGTTTACAACTATAGCTCCTATTGATTTTGCGTTCTCATCATCATTTGACCCAACAGAAATATCAGTATATCAAATAGATGAAAATACAAATGTACCAGTTTACTATTTGTTAAAGAAACAAATTAAAGCTACTAGTGGTAAAGAGAAGGTAAAAACCTTTAATTTTACATCACCTAAGATATACGATAAGATTAAGATAGAAGAAGAAAACTTAGTTAGAATAAAAAACATTAAAGATTCAGATGGGGATACTTGGACTAGAGTTCCTTACTTAGCACAAGATACTGTATTTGAACAAATAGATAACAACGAAGATAACTCAACATACCTACACCAATACAGTGGTGATACACCATACCTCTTAGAACTTAACAGAGTTCCTAAAAGATATACAACAAACTTTGAAGATGATGGTATAATGGTTATTGGGTTTGGAGCGGGTATATCATCTAATGCAGATGAAGAGATAATTCCTAATCCCGATAACGTAGGTTCAGCACTTTATGCAGAAAATCAGAATTTAGATACAACATTAGACCCATCTAACTTCTTATATACAAAAACCTATGGTGTTGCACCACAAAATACAACTCTTACTGTTACTTACTTAATAGGTAATGGTATTGTAGATAATGTTCCAGCTGGAGATTTAGTTAGTGTTGTATCAAGTAACACTATTTTCAAAAACGAAATAAATTTAAACAAAAACTTAGTTTCATTTTGTAAACAATCAATAGCATGTTCAAATCCAAACGCAGCTGTTGGTGGTAAAACAACAGAATCTCAAGAAGAAATTAGACAGAATGCTATGGCATTCTTCGCCGCTCAAAATAGAACTGTAACGAGAGAAGATTATGTAATGAGATGTTACGCACTTCCACCTCAATTCGGTTCAGTAGCAAAAGCATATTTAGTTCAAGACTATCAATTGGAAAATTCAAAAGTAGATGGTCAGTATATCAATACTGAGATTCCAAACCCATTAGCATTAAATTTATATACTTGTGGTTATGATAATCAGAAAAACCTAACGGCTTTAAATCCAGCAACAAAGTATAATTTAAAAACTTATATATCATATCATAGATTGTTAACAGATGCAGTTAATATTAAAGATGCACATGTTGTAAATATTGGTGTAAACTTTGAAATTGTAGTTTTACCTGAGTATAACTCTAACGAAGTTTTATTAAGAGCTATTGATAGATTAAAAAGTTACTTTGATATTGATAATTGGAGAATTAATGAACCAATTAATCTATCTAAGTTATATGTGGAGATTGATAAGGTAGATGGGGTACAAACTGTAGTAAGACCTGATAAAGATGGTAAGGGTGGTTTACAAATTACTAATAAATTTAATGGAAACTACTCACCAAACAAATATAGTATAATTAACGCAACCAAAGGTGGTGTAATATATCCGCCTAAAGACCCATCCATATTTGAAGTTAAATTTCCAAATACAGATATTAGAGGACAGGTTATAACACAGCAGTTCTAAACGAGGATATAGTATGATTTATAGAATATACGGACAAAAAGACACTACGATTTATGAGTTGAACACTCGCAAGTCACAAAACACAGGTTTAGATGAAGTCTTAGAGGTTAGTAAACTTTACGATGAGGCTACTCAATCTACACTTGTAGGTAATAGTAGAGTATTAACTAAATTTGATATTGCTGCTATATCTAAATCTATAGTAGATGGTGATATCCCTTCAAGTCCTAATTTTCAATTGAACCTAACATCTGTAGGTGAAGAAGAAGTATTATCAGAATACAAATTAGAAGTTTACCCAGTATCACAAAGTTGGTCTGAGGGTATGGGGCAATTTTATGATACCCCAATCAATAGTGATGGGTGTAGTTGGGAGCGACGTGAAGGAACTTTATTATGGAATGTAGGTGGAACATCCATATTTAACGGAGTAGCCGTAGAAACAACACCAAAATCAGGAGTTGTATTATACGAATCATTTACGAATGGTACTGGTTCAGCTCATTTAACAGAATCTATAAATGATTTTAATGGAAATGAACCAAGCGCATTAATACAAAACGAAAAACTAATTATATCAGCATCTAACTTCGCAGGAACTACATTAGTATTTCCAGCGTATCTACAAAATGGTATTAATTATGGAGTACAATTTCAAATAGACCCCGCATCATTTGATGATGTGACATTCAGAATCAAAGACCCTAATGGGGTTCTTAAAACTGAAGGAGATTATGCTGGTATGGTAGGTGCTATAACTGCATCATCAACTCAATCATTTGATTTAACAGCAACTGCAACCGGTGAGCATGAATTAAGATTTACGTTCTTTGATGGGAGTGGTGATGGTACATCAACCACTGGTTCATTTGATGAAGTTTATGTTTATCAAAAAGAAGGTAACTTAATAGTATGGGATACGTTTACTCAAAACGAAGGTAATTTTAAATTAAGAAACAGAGTTAATCATTCTATAGATGCAAACATAAGAATGTTCGCATCAGAATCTAAATTAAATTTATATGCAAAAGAAGGTGGTGCTGATGCACAATACTCAATAGAACTTCAAAAAGGAGTTAACTATCAATTATCCTCATCAATAACGCCTGGTGATTTTAGTCAAATAGATTTTACAATATATGATGCAGATGGGTTGAATATGAGAACAGGTGTAGATGGATTGAGAAGTAAATTTACTTCAGCTGGAACACAATCGTTATCATTTACACCAATAAAGACTGGAAATTATATATTCGCATACACATATTTTAATTCAGCAAACTCATCGATGACTGGTTCATTAGATGATTTCAAATTAACATATACAGGTTCCATCTCTACAGCTGCTGTATCTGAAGCGGGGTGGAATAAAAATTCTGGTGGAGCTACTTGGTACACTGCTTCTGTGGATAATACACAATACTCACAAACATTTTCAAAATATACTAATAACTTAAACTTAGATGTTACAAAATATGTAACAGATATGTTGGAGCTTGCTAGGCCTAATGATGGGTTCTTAATTAAGAGAAGTAGTTCGGAAGAAGCTGATTCTTTAAAATATGGTTCATCTAAATTCTTTTCAAATAATACCCATACTATATACGTTCCTACATTGGAAGCTAAGTGGGATGATTCAACATTCGCAACAGGTTCACTTACAGAACTAACATCGGATGATATAACGTTATATATGAAGAATTTAAAAACAGAATATAAAGAATTATCAAGAGCTAAATTAAGAGTTGTTGGTAGAGAAACATATCCTCAAAGAAGTTTTACTAATTCGGCACCATACACCCAAATTAAATATCTCCCATCAACTACTTATTACCAGGTTAGAGATGTAGAAACAAATTTAGTATTGATTCCGTTTGATACGGCTTATACAAAAGTAAGTTGTGATTCAACTGGAAACTTTTTTGATTTTAGATTTAATACATTACAACCTGAGAGATTTTATCAATTCGAATTTAGAGTTGATAGAAATAGTAATAAGCAATATTTCGATGGGTTCGTATTTAAAGTGGTAAGATAATGGCAGAACAAAATATAACAACAGAGCAAGAACAACAACTTAGAGATATTAAACGAAATAGCTCTAATCAGATTGTGTCTTATACTATAGATACGGATGAAACACCAGGGTTAGCGTATGGGTATAAAAAAGTACCAGCCGTTTTTACAAACTATGAAGAATCTGTATTTAACCGTACTATTGACCAATTATCAAATGAGTTAATAGTCAATCTACCAGAAGTACCATTAGAAATAATACAACAAAACTTTATAGAGGAATCAAACCTATATGAAGTTCAAGGTAATAAATTAGTATCCATTCAGGGTGCAGAACCAGAGGATGAACCAAAAGATGAATTTAGTGGTAGATATGAATTATCATCAGCAGCCCAATCCGCTAGAGATAAAAAACCTGATGAAGTTGGAAATGGGTACGCATTTCAGAATTCTCACTTTGGTGGTGTAAGTTACTATAATAATGGAGTAAGGGATGAATCTGATGGATACCTTACTTCAGCAGGTCATAAAGAAATACGATGGGATACTAAAGTATTCGGACCAGAACTGCAAGACTTTGGATATAGAGTTACTAAAGAATTAATAGAATCGGGAAGAAACCTTAATATTAGAGCAGTGGTTAGTTTTTGTATAGCACATTCTAATGGAAATGATGTAGGAGCATACGCTTCTATACGAAGGCAAAGAGCTGGTGATTTCGCTGTCCCAACATATAGATTTAATACAAAAGGACAGACGTACACGTCTCCATCATACCCAATGTTACAATGTGTATTAGATATTCCAAACTCACAATTAGTAGAAAATGATTTATTCCAAATATCATCAGTATTTGGTTCGATTAATGATGGAGTTTATATTTATGGTCATAAGTGTGTATTTGAAGTAACGGCACAATTACCTGAAGAACCATCAATATCTTGGCCGCCATTCGGTGATACGGTAGCTTCTGGTGGAAATGTAGCAATAGGAAATCAAGATGAAGCACAAGAAACTGAAACTAGGGCAGATTAATAAAAAGGTAACAAATGGGAATAGATAGATTTCAAAATACGGATATATTAGTATCATCAAAGGTACCTGTAGAGTCTGTCCAAGTTTATTCCTTATCGGATTTTATAAACTTAGAGAAAAATATACTAAAATTACAAACAGGTAATTTAGATACACAAACTTTAGTAGAATCACATATATTTTCAGCAGATAAATTGGTTCATTCAAATGAACCTTATTCAATTAATTATCAAAATAATACTACAGAAGAAGATATAGATGTTGATATCTTAGTAAAACCTGAAGGTGATGTTAGATTAGGTAATTTAGATTCAGGGTACTATAGTTTAGTTTACAATTTTGTAAAAAAACTATCACCTACAATGAAGGTTGCTAATATAAATTCAGATGGAACTGAATTAGAATTAGTAGTAGAAAGTGATAACTATAATTTACAAACATTATTTAATCTTGTAACTAACCCACCTCAACAAGGAATTGGAAAAGCTGGAGATAAGTTAAATTTAGCATTAAACTTTGGGCAAAACGAAATATCAATGATTACTGATATTAGTTTTTATAACAATAAAAGAGTAGGTGAGATAGTAACAAACGTATTACACCCCACAGGTAGTATGACTAATGGTTCACTAACATTCTTTTCTCCATCAACTGAGGGTAAGGATGCAAACCAATGGATTGAATTCTACAATGATGAATTACCCAACAACTTTCAAAAGAATGTTTTCAGAGCTACTGGAAGAAGTGCACGATTTAATTTAGTAATAAACGAATTCGGAAACGCAGAGTATCAACAGGAAACAAATGCAAATGGGGAGAAGGAGTATTACATTCAAGGAAATCCTATAACTGATTTACAATACCCAATACCAGCTGGGTGCGAATACTATAACAGACCTCCTATAAGTAATTGGACTAGAGGGTACTCCGATATTAAAAAATATTCTAAAGTTAGATACTACGATGAATCATTTGTCCCATCTAAACTTCATAGTGTAATAATAAAATTATACAAACCTTTAAAAGATGGGTTATCCCCATTCAATTGTACTATTGATAATATGGTAAGGGAATCTTACATTGATAGAGTACTATTATATGATATAGATAAACCATCAGAACAACCTAACTTCTCAGCACCAAACTTTAAGATTGATATGGGTAACTATGGGAAATCTCAAGGTACTGATTTAAAAAGTTGGAATGATTTATTAGATACTAACCTTTCAACTTCACAACAAATAATTGATAAGTATATTAGTGGTTCGTTTGGTAATGTGAATCTTAATTTAGATTACACATACTTTGGTAACTTTGTAAAATACTCATCAGCTGTTGAGCGTGTAAATAATCTAAAATACAAACTATCTCTTATAGAACAATTTGATGCAAGAATAAATACATTAGAATCAGTAAGTGGTTCGGATGCATCAACAAATATATCACAATCTATATCAAGAAAAGATAATGTTGTAAGTGGTATGGATGGTTGGGAGCGTTGGATGTATCAAGAATCTACTGGTTCTTTATATACTCATTATAGTTCTTCCAATTTCCAATTACATCCTTGGCCAAAGCAAAGTACATATCCTAATGTAAATTATAGTGTAACTTCATCTGAAGCAATAAGCGCTTATAATGGTTTAATAGATTCGGCAAGTATCTTTGATTCACTTAACGATGCTAGATTAACAAAAGTAGTACCAGCCTCAATTGTTGAGGACCCGTTAAATCAAGAATATGTTTTATTCGTAGATATGATTGGGCATCATTTTGATATAACTTGGTCTTATATAAACGCATTAACATCTGTTAACGAAAGAGAAGAACATCCATACGATGGTATGCCAAACGAACTTCTTTATGATGTAGCAAAATCTATGGGTTGGAAACTAACACATGGTAAAGATACATCTGAGTTATGGGAGTTTGGATTGGGAACTGATAAGTTTGGTAATGTACCTAATAGTGGTTCACTCCCATCTAAATCACACGAACAAATTAATAATGAAGTATGGAGAAGAATTGTAAACAATATTCCATATCTTCTAAAAACAAAAGGTTCGGCAAGAGCCGTTAAAGCATTAATTGCTACATATGGTATTCCACAAACATTCTTATCAATTAGAGAATATGGTGGACCTATAATTGAAAATAATGTAAGGCAATATTGGGAACATGATAGATTTGTTTACCATTTAAGAATGGATAAAGATAACTACATTACAGTTCCTTGGGATAAGGTTACTGATATAGACCCAGCAACTTATGAAATTAATGACCCAAACCCAATAGATGTTATAGAAATACAACTTCAACAAAACTTAAATAGAGATACTGGTATAATCAGAAAAGGAAATGATTTTGCAGTATTATATGAATCAACTACACCAACCGATTTAAGTAACTCTAAAGGTAACATACACTTTTATTTAAGTGGAAGTGGTGGATATAAATCAGCATCTATAAATGATGTGAATATATTTGATTCTCTTATGGGTACATTATTAATTGAAAGAGAAAATTCAGTTGATGATATAACTAAAGATAACATATACAAACTACAGTATAGAAAAAATAAAAAAGATAGAATAACAATAAGTGAATCTGCTAGTATATCAATTAATGGTTCAACCGAATCATCATATAATAAAGCTTGGGTAGATAGTGGTACTGTTGAATTTGGTAATTCATTCGGAACTATATCAGGAGCCCCAACCATTTGGGGTGATGTAAATCCAATGAGTGGTTCTATTCAAGAGATTAGATATTGGGCTGAAGCATTAAAAGATATTGTTATCGATGAACATACTCTATCTAGAGAATCATATCATGGTAACGCTATGACATCATCTTACTTTGATTTAAAGTTTAGATTTTTACCAGATTCTAATTTAAAGACAATTAACAATCCTGATTCACATGCATCACAGCATCCGAATCAAAAAGTATTTAAAACAGAAAACAATTATATACTATCAGCATCATTATTTAATTTTGAAAACGATGATTTGATTGGTGTAACTGAAGAGTACTACACAAAAGTACCATCAGCTGGGGCTAACAATATTATGAATAATAAAGTTAGAGTTGAGAGTAACCCATTGAGAGGTGTATTAAATACAGATAACAAAGTAGAAAAATCCCAATACGATTCAGCACCAGTTGATTCAAATGTGGTGGGTGTTTATTTAGCCGCTACTAAAATGTATAACGATGATATCATAAACCATACAGGTTATTTTGAAATAGATAATTTAATTGGCGATCCTGATAACAGAAGTGGATATACAGAACAAAACGAACAATTAGATTATGTTCGTAGACAAGTATTTAAAAAATACTCAAACAAAAACTTAATCAATAATACGATTGATATTCTTGCTAAATACGATATGTCGGTGTTTGAACAAATTAGACAAACGATGCCAGCTAGGGTTGATTACAACTCAGGTATATTAATAGAACCACATATTTTAGAAAGACCTAAAGTTAAATCATTTTCAAAGGTAACTCAGACTAGACCTATGTATGATGTAACAATAGCAACAATGGAAAGACCATTAGAATCATCTTTTCATTTATTTGAAACTGAAATAACAAATTCATACAACATATCTGCAGAAGAAGTTGGTTATGAAACTGAAATAACAAATTCATACAACATATCAGCTGAAAATATACTTTATGAAGGTGATTCTATAGATTTAGATAATCTGTTTATTATTACATCACAAAAAGATGATGTAGAAGATGTAGGTAATCCACAAATTAAAGATATGTACGCACCATCAACATACAAATACACAATACCTGTTTACAAAGCAGGTGCGGATGTTGGGGCTGGCTTAAATTGGAATACTGGTTCAAATGGAAGTTGGAACTACAACCCAATTGCAACTAATATAGTAAATAGTAAACCATCACAATATGCACAGAGTGTGAAGTTGTTCTTTAGTTCGGAACTATCAGCATCTATGAATCTTCCAAACTCATCATCACTAATCCCATCTCAGGTATCAACAGATGAATTACCATTAGCAGTTGAGAATTTAAGATTCTTAGGATGTAAGATGACATCTGACTCACTAACAACAAATTCACCTGATACTCCAGATGGAAAACCTGTAATAGAAATATTTAAAGCAGACCCTAATGTGTTAATAAACACATCACAAACATCAGAAGAAGGAAACTTAGATGTTATATCTGGAACTGGGTTGGGTACATTAGATATTGATGATTTAATAATCAATGATGACCTTTATTGGAAACGACTTAAAGAGTACAGAAGAGAGTTACAAGAGTTCAGAAGAAAGATAGAGAAAATGATTTCTATTGAAGATGCAAGAGCAGATGAGTTTGATGTGAGATATAAAAAAGAATTAAAACTTCGTGATTCAGAAATGTTCAGAAGAAAAGAATTTGATATAAAGAATGGTTCACCTTTTTAATAGGAGATAAGATATGGCAAGTAGAAGAAATATAAGAGACAGTGGTAATCGATTAAATAAACTAATCGATAAACGAATGAGCGAGCGTATATCTAGACCATTAATTAAAGACCCTAAAAGAAACGTTGATGAATCTACTAAGATATCTAAGGCAATAAAAGATCCTGAAGTTTTAATAAAAATAGGAAAACCTTTAAAGGACAATATAGTAATCACTAAAGATGATAAGGTAAAAGAAAAAGATTTAATCAACTTAGTAAAACCATTACCTACATTGGATGGTAGTGTAGATTCAATTATACATGATATACTAAATCCAAAAGCAGAAGAAATCCTGTCAGACCCAGTATTAGATGTTAAAGATTATAACGAAGAAGATAAGCGTAGGATATATATAGAAGAAGTTGAACGTAGGGAGATTGAAGATGAACGATTCTTAAAGATACAAGAAGCTTTTCAAGATGAGATTAAGAGAAGAGAAATGTTCAGAGAAGAATTGAAGCAAATGAGAATTGATTTCGATATATATCTTAAAAAGAAGTATCCAGATATTGTAGGAGAAAAATCTATAAAGGATAAGGATATTGATAAGATTAAAGCAGAATCTATTCGTAATGCTGAATTGATATTACAACAGAAGAAAGCTCTAAAAGATAAAATGGTTAAGCGTCTTGAAGAAGAGAAGTTAAGAAAGCAAAAAGAAGTTAAAATGCTTACAAATACAAAAACAGAAAAAAACGTTTCAACTTTTTTAGAAGAAGAGATAATTATAGAACAGCAGGAGAAGATACAAAGAAATCCTGAGTTAGATGGTTTAAATAAGATAGAACGAACTATTAAAGAAATGAAGCAAATGGAAATCCGTTTAGGTAGACCAATAGTTCCACATAGAGATATAGTTGAAAGTGATGAATCCGATTTTGATTCTCAATCAGCAACTAAAGAAACGGATATACTTATCAGACCATCACAGAAATCTCCATTCGAAAATTACGAAGAAAAAAGAGAGATTTTAGATGTATTAAGAAAATCTTTGGGTGGTGATAACACCGAAGAAGATTTATGTGTGAAGTATGATAAAGAGGATAGAAAACAAAGATACTAATCAAAAATATTAAAAGTTAGTGTAAAAAGTTTTTTTTTAATATTTATATAAGAAAACAAATTGTAAAAGGGTATAACAAATGGGATATTTAGATAATTCATCAATAACAGTAGACGCTATTCTTACCAAAAAAGGTAGAGAGCTTCTAGCAAAAGGTAGAGACTTCTTCGTAATCAGTCAGTTCGCATTGGCAGATGATGAGGTAGACTACGAACTATGGAATCCAGCGCATCCGCTAGGTTCGGACTATTATGGTATCATAATAGAAAACATGCCAATAGTAGAGGCAGTAACAGATGAGAATTACTCATTAAGATATAAGTTGTTAACACTTCCAAAAAATACAATCAGAATTCCAATTATTCAATCAAACCCAAGCTCAATTAGTTTAGAAGAAGGTGGACAATCACAGACTGTAACATTAACTACTAAAAATGGTGGAAATGATACATTAGGTTATACTGTAACGTTATTGAACTCAGATGCGGCATCTGTAATAGGTGATGGTAGTGGGATAGCAAACAACGCAGATGCAGTTGGTGCTAATGAAGATAGAAGAAGTGTTACTATTAGTACAAATAGTACATTTACAATTAATACTAAAGTATTAGCAGATAACACAGATATTTCAACAAAAATATTTGTTATCGGAAATGAAACAGGTGGTAGAACAGAAATTGATTTAACTGTAACTAACAACCCTGATATTTCAGTAGGTAACACATTGGATTCAACAATATAAAGAAATAGGGAATAGATATGGCAATTTTACCAGCAGGTTCGTTTAATACATCAAAAAGAGTTTACACAGCACTAAAAGTAGGTGATGTAGTAGAAGGTGGTGTAGAAAAAGTGACAAGAGGTTTGTGGAGTGGTAACGTAGGAACGTTAACATCATTTCATACATCTTCAGCACAATCAGATATTCAGAAACAATACTACTATGAGGTATTCGATGGGATATCTACAGCAGTTACATCTGAATCGCAATTTTCAATAACATATGGGCACAACCAAGGTAGTGGTTCATTAGGGCAGAATGAAGATTCTCCATCTAATGCAATCTATTCACAATACGCACAAATCCTACTTCCTGATAATCAGAGAGTATTTAAGTTTAACAATACAGCAACTCAGCACATTTACGCAATTAATATGAATCGTGCTAGATTGAAAGATAGATTAGATCCAGGTAACTTCCAATTAAATTTAGCTAAACTTAATGGAGCATCAACTCCGGCAGTAGATTCTTCTAACTTAGTAATCAACTTAATTGATAATAGTGGAGATACTCAACAAGCAGCAACACAAATTGGTAGAGTATATAGTTTAGTTTCAGGTTCAATCCTAAACGGAGTTGAAAATTCAGCTATTGAATATGGTTCTGTATATCCTGAGCAGGGTGTTATTATACTAAATGCTCAGAAGTTAGATTTAGCACAATTAAATTTTGGTACTAATGTAGCTTCAAACACAAATGGTGATAATGCATTCAGATTATTTACATCAATTAGTGGAGCGGCCGCTATTAACGCTAATAACGGATTTGCAGCAAGAAATGAAGAAAAAGTACAATCAACATTCTATTTCATAAGAGCTAAGAATGGTGAGTATAACTTCTCAAACAATCCGTCTTTTACTACTGGTTCAAATGGGGCATTTAAACAAACCACATTTGCAAACAATCCTAAATCGTATATTACGACTGTTGGATTATACAATAGCACACAAGAACTATTAGCAGTGGCTAAGTTATCTAAACCAATTTTAAAATCATTTTCAAATGAAGTATTGGTGAAAGTTAAGTTAGACTTTTAAATAATATTTTAAGAACGATAATGAAACCGCATGGCAACAGCTTACAAACCAATCAATGGGGGTGGCATACAATTAAGACCATTCAATACTCACAAGCGCTGGGTAGTTACTGATATTAATCAACGAAGTGATTCGTTTTTAATTTCGGTAATAAAAGGTATATCCCCAGCTTTTGGTGAGAAGATTAATGTTTCGGAATCAATATCAATCCCAGCATACAGAGAAACCGACCAGATAGATAATTCATCTTCTGGAAATACTCCGTTTATTAAATTAAAACATCAAAAAGTTGTATGGTCAGGCCTCAACCAAATGTTTTTCAAACATAGACCTAGAATTGAAAGAGATTTATATGCATCTGCATCAATATTCTCAGTTCCACAAAACAGAATAGGTGATGGTATTAAATTTGGTAGTGTAGAAGTTATTGATACTTCTATGACTTCATCAAATTGTAAATCAATAATTTTAAAAGATTTAAAAGTTGATGAATTCCACGGTCATTTATATGATGATGGTTTAGATACTGGTTCGTATGTTCCATTTGGTAACTTAGTAGGTTATTGGGGATTCAACGATGAGGTAGTTCCAAGATACACAAATTACGATGATGTAATTGAAGATAGAAGTGGTTACTTAAATAATGGAGTTGGTAGGAATGTAAACTATTTACCCGGCATAAACACTACTGGAGATTTTCAACTAGCAGCCGGAACTAAGGTAGCATTCGATGGTGATAAATCATACATTAGAATAGACCACAAAAAAGAGTATGAGTTTTTCGAAACAACAGATTACTCATTATCAATATGGACTCACTTACCAACAACTCAAAAAGATACAGCAACTTCGTTTAATACGATAGTATCTAAAAGAGGAACTGAAAAAGATTACGGACAAAACCAATTACTACAAGATGAATTAAGAAGAAGAAATATAGTATCACCAATCTATCCGTTTGATATTGAAGTAAAAAATCAAACAACTGGGGCGGATAGTGGAAAAGTTACGATATCTTTATCAAACGGAAATCAAACTGTAGTAGCCGAATCAACAACTAAAATAAATGATAACTTACCTCATCATATTTGTTTTAATAAAAACGCTGAAAAATTAGAGCTATGGATTGATGGTGTTAAAGAAAGTACAGGGTTATTACCTACAAGTGGTAGTAACAAAGTAATTACACTAAAAGGTATAACTAATACATACGATATCACATTGGGTAGTAAAACTCTATCAGATGGGTGGGCTGAGGATAAAGCAACAGACCATAATGTATTAAGTGGTTCGTTAGATGAGTTCCGTATTTACAATAAAGCATTATCTACTAACGAAATAAAATCATTAGCAAACAATGATTATTTAACAGGTTCAGCATTTCAAACTAACGTAGTTGGTGAAGTATTTTATAATCACGGATTAATGGTAGTATCAGACCCAAGACCAAAATATAGATATATTTGGACAGGGCAGACTGGAAATTGGGATTATGGTACTGAAGTTGGAACTACAAATGTATCTCAATGGGGACACCTTACTAAATACAAATCATCAAAAACGTTACATGAATTAAATATATTATGTGAAGTAGGTTCTAATGAATTTAATGTATCTCAAAACCCAACGTTGAAATTAAATAACAATGCAAATAGTTCTATAATGAAAGGGTTTGTTACTGGTTCTGATTTTAAGAATTACTATACAGCAATTGGGTTATACAATCCAAATGGTGATTTAATAGCAATTGGTAAATTAGCATCGGCAATTCAAAACAGAGATGATGTAGATATTACAGTAAAAGTTAGATTAGATTTAGATGGGGCGTTTGGAGCACCTGGCACTGGTTCTTTAATGAGTGGTAGAACCGCTACAATTACTGAAGTTAAAGATAAGCAAGGTAATAGTAAATTTGTTTGGGGTAAGTTAGATAGACCTGATATTTTAGTTGGTGGGGAATTGGGTGAAGCATTTGACCAACCAAATAGTTTCGCAGCTGATATGTATTCTCCAAATGTTTTACCACCTAACGACCCAACACCCGATGACCTCGAACCTTGGGAAATTCCACACAAATACACCAATAGATTTAGTTAGTATAAAAATAAAAAGTTATGAATAAAAAAGGAAATTGGTCCCATATCCAAAAACTGAAGGGTCATAAGAGTGGGTTAGAAACTCATATAGATGAACAATTAAAATCTAAAGGAATTGATGGTGAATACGAAAAGCACGAAGTATCATATACAATCCCAGCAACTCATCATACTTACAAACCTGATTTCAGATTACCTAATAATATCTTTATAGAATCAAAAGGTTGGTTCTTACCAGAAGATAGAAAAAAACATTTACATATAAAAGAACAGAATCCTGATATGGATTTAAGGTTCGTATTACAATCTCCAAATTCTAAAATATACAAAGGTTCTAAAACCACATATGCACAATGGTGTGAGAAGAACGGATTCAAATGGGCAAAAAAAGAAATCCCACAAGAATGGATAGATGAAAAAGAAATTCAGAAATTCTTTGGATAATCCAATTATTATTTGTATATTTATAACAATATGGAAGAACAGCTACTATCTTTATTAGAATCAATCTTAGGTAAAGCTAAGAAAACATCAGGCGATAACTATGCGTTTTGGTCTCCGTTTGTGAATCATCATAAACCTAAATTGGAGATAAACATAAAGTTAAATTCTAATGCCGATAACCCTTGGCATTGTTGGATATCTGATGAAAAGGGTAAATCAATACGCTCTCTTTTCAGAAAACTTAAAGTATCTAAGGAAGTATGGGATGCACACAACTCAATCTTTAGTAGAAAGTATAGATACTCAAATTTACCAAATTCTGAAAATAATGGTAAAACTGAGTTGGTTCAACTCCCATCTGAATACATTCCATTATGGAAGGCTTCCACATCAGTTATAAGGAAGCATGCTATATCTTATTTGAATAGAAGAGGTGTAACACCAGCAGAGGTATTAAAGTACCAAATGGGGTATTGTGAGGAAGGTATATACAAACATAAAATAATCGTACCATCTTATGATGAGAATGGTATGTTAAATTATTTTGTAGGTAGAAGTTTTTATGATTCTGCATTCAAACATAAGAATCCTGATGTATCCAAAGATGTAGTAGGGTTTGAGATGTTTGTTAATTGGGATTTACCAATTGTAATTTGTGAAGGAGTATTTGATGCTATAGCAGTTAGAATGAATAGTATTCCATTGTTTGGTAAATCACCACAATCGGAACTACAAAAGAAAATAATGAGTAAGGGGGTAAAAAGTGTGTATTTAGCATTAGATTCCGATGCATTTAAGAATTCACTTAGATTCGCAGAATCCCTTATGAATAACGGAGTAAATGTTCACATCGTTGAACTAAAAGATTCAGACCCATCAGATATGGGTTTTAAAACTATTAATGAAAAAATAAAAAATACTGAATTACTTTCACTAAGAAAGTTAATGGAGTATAAGTTATTAGGTGTATGAGAAAATCAAAAAGAATTAAGTATGATGGTACAATCAAAAAGATTTACCACATAGCTGATGTACATATCAGAAATTTAAAAAGACATAAAGAGTATAGAGAAGTATTCGAAAACCTTTATGAGTACATAAAAACCACCAAAACTGATGATAGTGTTATCGTTCTTTGTGGGGATATTGTTCACGCAAAAACGGATATGACTCCTGAAGTTATAGAGATGACACAAACATTTCTAAAGAACTTATCAGATATGTTACCAACCATTTTAATACCAGGTAACCACGATGCTAACCTAAATAACCCATCTCGATTAGATGCGTTATCACCAATTGTAAATGCACTAAACCATTCAAATCTACATTATCTGAAGGATGATGGAGTTTGGAAAATGGGTGGAATTTCCTTTTCACACTCATCGGTTTTTGGGGAATCTAAGGAAATTATCCCATCTGAAGAGGTACATGGTGATTATAAGATTGCTTTATATCATGCTCCTGTCGATAAGGTAAAAACAGAATACGGATTCCAATTAGAGAATAAAAACGTAAAAGTAGATTCATTCGATGGATACGATTTAGTACTATTAGGTGATATTCACGTACCAAATCAATCACTAAACGATGAGGGTACGATTAAGTATTGTGGTTCTACAATTATGCAGAATCATGCTGAAGCTAAGTATCCTGAGCATGGAATCTTAGTATGGGATGTTCAAACCAAAGAATCGGAATTCGTTCCAATTCACAACGATTATGGGTATGTTACTATTGATGTAGAAGATGGTAAAGTGATTGGTAATCCAACAATTCCTAACAAACCTCGTATGAGAGTTAGAGTTAAGGATACATCCCAATCTCAATTAAAGAAAATCATATCAGAGGTAAAAGTAGGTAGGAAAGTACAGGAACTAACAATTCAAAAAGTATTATCAGATAGAAAAGATTCTAGTGGTAATTCGAGCCTAACCCTACAAAACGTAAGAGATATTGGATTTCAAAATCAAATGATGGAATCGTACTTATCTGATAAATATGTTATAGCTGATGAACAACTGGAAGTTATACGAACTATTAACCAAGATATAAACAATAAATTGGGTAGTGTTAAGGGTATGAAGAATATTATATGGAAACCAAAAACATTTGAGTTTTCAAATATGTTTTCATATGGACCTAAGAATATAATTGATTTCTCACAAATGAAAGGTGCATATGGGATATTCGCACCAAATGCTAGTGGTAAATCATCACTATGGGATGCGTTATCGTTTTGTTTATTTGATAGATGTTCTCGTACAACAAAAGCATTAGATGTTTTAAATTATTCTAAAACAAAATTCGATTGTAAGTTTAATTTTGAGATAAATGGGGTAGATTACTTCATAGAACGAATTGGTAAGAAATCTCCAAAAAGAGGAACTGTAAAGGTAGATGTAGAATTTTATTGTATAGTAGATGGTATTACTCATTCATTAAATGGTGAGGAACGTAGAGATACAAACTCTATAATTAGGCAGTATGTAGGTTCATACGAAGATTTCATTCTTACAGCAATGTCTAACCAATCTAATAGTGGTGGGTTCATTGAAAAATCACAAAGAGAAAAGAAAGAACTACTTGCTCAATTCTTAGATATGAATGTATTTGAAGAATTATATCAAATAGCTAATGATGAGATTAGGGAGTTAAGTGCACTCTTAAAAGATTATAAGAATCAAAACTTTACTGATAAGTTAGTAGAAGCAAAAGAGGATTTGGAAAAGAATCAAAAGGTATTGGTAAAGTGTAATGATAAAATATCTAAGTTAAAGGGTAAACGAACACTTCTTAGAGAAGAAAAGGATATCTTAATATCAGAATTAAAAAACGTAGATGATACTATAATAGATACAGATTCTCTAATAAGATTAAAAGATTCGCTGGAGTTAGAAATTTCAGATAAATCATCAGAATGTACGGATTATAAAGATGAATTGGATAATATATCAATTGAACTAAAATCAGTTAGTACTGAATATCAATCATACGATTTAAACAAATTACAAGAAAGCCATATAAAATACCAAGCATATGTTAATAGGTTAGAAGAGATAACATCATCGTTAGATACTTTAAATACTGATATTGAGCATAAACAAGAACATTTAGATGGTATTGGTTCTTTATCATTCGATGATGATTGTGAACATTGTGTAAAGAATAAAAACACTCCATTTGCTAAACAATCAAAAACATTATCAGATGATATAATTAAACTAACTTCCAAATCAAAACGATTATCTTCGGAAATACTGGATATGAAATCTGATATGTTTAAGTTTGATGTTAGAGAGGTATTAGTAAGTGTAAAAGAATTAAAAGATAAATATGATAAACTAACCAATCAGATTGAGAAGTTAGAGTTAACTAATAAATCATGTAACTTAGAGTTATCAGACTTAATAACTAAACTTAAATACACATCTTCAGATATAAGTAAATCGTTAGAACAAACGGCATCAGTAAAGCATAACATAAAAGTACAACAAAAAATTGATAAAACCAAATTATCTTTAGATATTATTGATGAAGATATTATGAATCTAAATGATGATATTATTGATGTTAGTGGTGATATTAAAATTTCACAAAACGTTATTAAAACTGTAAATGATTCTATAGATAAGTTAGAATTGATGGAAAAAAAGTATGAGGGGTATGAATACTACTTACAATGTGTAAGAAGAGATGGGATACCATACCAATTAATATCAGACATATTACCTAAATTAGAAGTAGAGATAAATAATATACTACAACCAATTGTAGATTTCCAAATCATACTTAATACAGATGGTAAGAATATAAATTCATATATAGCATATGGAACTGAAGAGTTTTGGCCACTAGAATTAACAAGTGGTATGGAGAAGTTTATTTCATCCGTAGCAATTAGAACCGCATTAGTAAATGTGTCAAATCTACCACGTCCAAACTTTATAGCAATTGATGAGGGGTTTGGTTCTTTAGATACAGATAACTTTAATTCTTTATATTTATTATTCGATTACCTAAAGAACGAATTTGATTTCATAGTTACAATCTCACATATAGATAAGACTAGGGATATGGTTGACCAAATAATAGATATCACAAAATTAGATGGATTTTCATCAATTAGATATTTATAGTTATAAGTGTATTTTTCATACTTATATATAAAGTAGAAACAGTAGGAGAAATGAATGTCCTTAGAATATAAATTTTCAGACAGAGAGAACTTAAAAGATATACAAACGTTCATCGTTGATGATAGTCAGCGTTCAACTAAGTACTTTAGAGTTTCTGATGTCCCACAGGTTTTACAAAAAGGTAAAAACTTATTAAGAATTACTGCTCATCCAACTAACTTAGTGGATGGTACTCAAATATATGTCGATGTTAGAGATTCTAACGGACAACCTATATACTTTGAGATTCCTGATTATTTAGAAGCTGATAAAAGTAGAGTAATATCTATATGGATTTATAACGATAAGGGTATTGATAACACTCCAAATGGCGAGGCTACTATTACTCTATTAGGTATTGCTAACGTTGATTTAAACGGAAATCCACTACCACCTAATCAGAGAGGTAAGATAAACGTTAAATGGCAAACTACATTAAATGTAGATAGAGATAGAAATAATTCATCAGAGATTATATTTAATCCTACTAACGTACCAAGCGTAGTAGTTTCTCAAAGTGTAGAACCATACGAAAACCAAGCACAAACCAATAACACATTAACACAAACAGTTCAGACTGGTAAGGCGAAGTATTTATTTAGTGGTACAACGCCTGTAATTCAAATTGCTGATAGTTCTACATTCAATTCTGAAATGATTGGTGGAACTATAATTCTGAATAACTTTACAGAACCAGCATTCCCTGTAGCTAATATTGAAGGACCAGAGAGTTCTACATTCTTTAGTTCATCAATTGAAAAATTATTAAATAGTACATATGTAAAGACATTAACAAACTTTACAACATCATTTGCTGGTAGAGAAGATTTAACACATACATACGAATCTGTATCTGAAGCAGATTATAAAATACAATATATTAAGAGTGGTTCTAATACAGTAACACAAAACAAACGAAACTTTGTAGATTTACAATTCAGTAACATAGACCCTATAACTGGTGTTGTAGATAAAATTAAAATATTAGCTAAATCAGAAGGATTATCTGCAGACTTTGAATTACTAAATGAAGTATCAATACCATATAGCTCTACAGCACATATAAAAGTACCTATTCCTTCTAAAAACTTAAATGACCCTAAGATACTAAAGTTATTATATTTAAACGCTGAGGGTAGTATATCAAGAACTGAAACAATATCAGAGCCATTTGTATTTGATGGTGAGCAAGTTTACATTGGTGGTGAAGAGAACTTAATTAGTGGTTCTATTTTTATATCCAATACATTAGGAACTGGTATTGAAATTGGTGGTTCTAGTAGTGGATTCATGCGTTCCGTTGGATACAGAGGTATAACTTCAGCATCATTAGGAAAAGCACCAGGTGGATTCGTAATCTATAGTGGTTCGGGTAATCTTGTATTTGGTGAAGACCAGCTATTAGGTGTTGGTATGCAGTTCGTTGGAGATAACGATGACAGACACCTTGTATTCTCAACAGCAAATGGTGGTATTTTAGATGTTAAAACTGATAAGTTCTTTATTGGTAATCTAACCGAACAATACATAAGTGGTTCGGATGGTAATATTGAAATTAGTTCATCTATATTTCACTTAGACCCTAAAGCAAATAGTGGAGAAGGTAGTTTAATAATTGGAGCGAACGCAACAATTCTATCAGATTTAACTGTAGAAAATATAAAAACACCAGCATTAATAAATGGCGCAGCATCTACTGAAACAAACTCATCCTCATCTATCAAAGCAGATGGTTTCGCAAGATTCGTATCAGCATCGATTGGTGGTTGGGGTATTACAACGGGTTCTATAGAAGGTGGAAACCTTATAATGAAACCTGAAGGTATCTTACAAACTAGAGATTTCGCAAGTGGATTAAAAGGGTGGAAGATTTCATCTGAAGGAAATGGAACTGCAGAATTTGAAAACGTAAGAATTAGAGGTACGTTAAGAACAACAACTTTTGAAAAAGAATCTGTAAACGCAGTTGGTGGACAATTATGGGTAGCTAACTCAACAACAATTACTGGTTCGTTAACAGACACAGAAACTACGATGTCTGTAAAGAACGCTAGTGGATTCTCTCAAGGTGAAATACTCCTTATAAAGAAAGTAGATAATACAGGTTTCCAAACAGAATATGTTTTATTAAATTCAGCATCAATAGATAGTGATGGTTCGAATGAAGATGAAACCTATGGTAGAATAATGGTACAGAGAGCATACGGAAGTGGTTCTCAAGGTGAATTCGTTGGTGATTTAGGTTCAGCAGCTCAATCATACGAAGATGGGCAAGTTATTGTTTCGACTGGTAAATTAAATACTGGTTATATCAAAATGAACGCAAATCCAAATGATGTGAATACACCATATATGGATGTTGTTGAAAGAACAGGTAGTGGATTATACGATGTAGCGTTAAAAGTAAGATTAGGTGATTTAAGTGGATTGGCAAATTCAGATTATGTGTTTGGTAATTCAAATCCAGGGTTTGGATTAGCAACCGATAATGTATTCCTTCAAGGTGGTATAATTGCAAAAACAGGTTCTATCGGTGGAATTAGTATGGCTGATGGTAAATTATTTACTGGAATACATGGGGCTTATAATAATGCTAATACTGGGTTCTATGTAGATTCAGGTTCTCAATTCTCATTAGGTAATAAACTATCTTGGAATCCATCAACATCTACATTATCAATCACTGGGCAGTTAAACTTCGCAGATGGAACATCCGTTGAAACGGCAATTGATAATGTATCAAGTGGTTCTATAGCACGAACAGTAGAACTATCAGCTGATAAATATGTAGTAACATTTGATGAGTTTGGAGATGAAGCACCATCTGGTCAAACAATAACACTAACCGCAACACCACAAAACTTTATAGGTGATGTGTATTATGAATTTTATAAAGATGCTACCATTCAAGGAAGTAGAAGTACAACAAACACATTCACTGTTAATACTGCATTGGAGAAACCAACTTCATCTACTCCTAAAACATATGAAGTAAGAGCATTTACAGGTTCTTCTGGTGGAACAGCCGCATCAACTGATAGTTTAACATTATTTGGATTACAACCTGGTTCGGATGGTGCTGCTGGTGTAGATGCAGTAACGGCATTTTTAACAAATGAATCACACACACTACCATTGAGTAGTTCAGGCGCAATTCAATCATATGCAGGAGCTGACACTCAAATGAAAGTATTTGAGGGTATTACAGATAAAACATCAAACTATTCATTTACAGAAAGTTCAGCAGCATATATAACGGTAACTTCATCATCAAATGCGTTTACGATAACAAATACCACATCACCATATAGTGGTTCAGTTACAATAACCGCAGTTAGTGAATCGGTATCATTATCAAAAATAATGTCGATTGGTATTACTAGACAAGGTGATGATGGCCAGGATGGAACTCCGGGTGTAAGTGGTGATAACGCAAAAACATTAATAGGAAGTGTAGATTCTCAGATATTCGCATTTGATGATTCAACAGATAACTCAGCAACGCCAGGTACAATTAACTTCTCATTTTCTCAACAAAACTTAAATGATGTTATTGTAAGTAGTGATATAACAATCACCACCGCAGATAGTAATAATGTTACAAACTTCTCATTCAACAATAATAGTGTAGGTGGGCCCACAAACCAAAAAAGTGGTATAGTAAGTGGTAGCGTTTCATATACAGGTGGATTTAGTAGTGGTGGTTTAAATGGAGCTAAGACTAGTTTACCATTAACCATATCTTGTACAAATGATACTCTAACGGATTCCGTAACAATATTTAAAGTAGAAGGTGGTAGTGATGGGGTAGGTGGTGTGGATGCAGTAACTACATTCCTAACCAATGAATCTCATACGTTACCTTCACAAAATGATGGAACTGTAGTATCATTCGTTGGAGCAGTTACTGATATGGAAGTGTTCGAAGGGACTACAAATAAGAATTCAGAATATACTTTTAGTAAAGATTCAACAACATCTGTAAGTTCATCTATAAGTGGTAACACTGTAACAATCACATCGATGGCACACGATAGTGGTTCGGTTATTATAACAGCAGTTAGTGAATCGGTATCATTATCTAAAACGATGACACTTTCTAAATCAAAGCAGGGTACTGCTGGTTTACCAGGAGCAGCTGCTAAGTTGTTATCACTATCATCAGATTCACAAGTATTCTCATTCCCATCAGCATCATCTAATACACCAATAGATAATGATGTATTGATTATTGTTAACCAACAAAATTTAAGTGGTACTATAGATGCTGGTGATATAACAATAAAAGATTCAGGTGGAAACACCTTAGCAGACCCAGCATTTGTTGCAAGTGTAACAGATGGAACAGGTCAAGTTAGTGGTAGTATAACATTCAATACAACTCTTTCATCCACCAAAAGTAAGTTACCGATTACGATTGAAGTATCTAAAGATGGATTAGAAGATAGTTTAAAAATATTTAAAATTGATGGTGGTGGAGATGGAGTAGATGGAACGGATGCAGTAATTGCTTTCCTTACAAACGAATCACATACATTCGCAGCTGATTCATCTGGCTCAATTGCAGTATTTGCGGGTGGTTCTACGGATATGGAAGTATTTGAAGGAATCACAAATGTAACTTCTAATTATGTTATATCATCATCTAATGGTGCTGGGGTAAGTGCATCGGATAGTGGAAACACAGTTACCATATCAACGATGACAGCTGATAGCGCTTATGTTAATATAAACGCTTCAAGTGGTAGTGTAAGTATAGATAAAATAATGAGTTTGGTTAAATCCAAACAAGGGCCTGATGGTTCAGATGGAACATCTGCTAAATTACTTATTGGTAGTTTAGATTCACAGGTTATGGCATTCGATGATGTTATAGATACATCAGCAACTCCATCTTCTATAGAATTTAGTTTTCAACAACAGAATTTAGTAGCACCTATTTCAGCAAGTGATGTTACAATACAAATGAATGGTGGTGGTAATATTACAAACTTTACATTTGATAATACAGACGCTGTTAGTGGTACGGGTATAGTAAGTGGTTCAGTATCATTTGCAGGGAATACAAATGCTGGTGGTATGGGTAGTGATAAATCAAAATTCCCACTAACCATATCAGCAACAAAAGATTCACTTCAAGACGCAGTAAAAATATTTAAAGTTGAGGGTGGTTCAGATGGTACATCAGGTGTATCAGCAATAACGGCATTATTAACTAACGATTCACATACACTTCCTGTAAGTTCATCAGGTGATGTAATATCATTCGCAGGAGCAAGTACAGATATTTTAGTATTTCAAGGTACATCAAATGTAACCAATGATTATACTATAAACACTGGTTCAATTTCATCTCATATTACAACAACGACTAGTGGTGATACTGTAACAATAACAAATTCAACAACTCCATTTAGTGGTTCAGTTGAAATTACAGCAACATCAGGTTCAGTTGTATTAACTAAATTGATGTCTATATCACAAGCACTGCAAGGAGATGATGGTTCAGATGGAGCGCCAGGAACATCAGCATCCTTAATATCATTAACTGGTGATTCACAAGTATTTGCGTTTGCATCAGCATCAGCAACAACACCTGATGATACAACAATTGAGTTATTTATTACTCAACAAAATTTAGGAAAAACTTTAACGGCATCTGATATAACAATTATAGATGCAGTTGGTGGTAGTCATAATGTACCTACATTTGCCCCTACTTCATTACCAAATAATAGTGGAGTAATAAGTGGTAGTTTAGTATTTAATACAAACTCACCATCTCCTAAAGCTAAATACCCAATAACGATAACAGTAACATCAGGATCTTTAAGTGATTCATTTAAAATATTCGCCTTAGATGGTGGAGCAGATGGTACATCGGGTACTGATGCTATTACTGTTATAGTAGGTAACGAATCACACACATTAGCAGCAGGTGCTGATGGTTTAGTTCCATCATATGTAGGAGCAGAAACTGATGTTACAATTTTTGAAGGTGTAACAGATAAAACAACAAACTACTTTATCAATGGAGTATCCAATACAGGCATTACTGTTGATAACGATTTTAACTCATTTAATTCATCATCCTTAAATGTTACAAATATGAATCACGATAGTGGTTCTGTAATAATCACTGCAATTAGTGGTGGTATCCATCATAGTGGTTGGGGAAGTAGAACTGGTGAAGATTGGGCTACCTCACAATTTCTTGTTGGGGGTGCTGGTGATATTAATGGAACTGATAACGATTGGCACTTAGTTGATAATCCTGATACTATAAGTATTGGTTCAGGTGATGGTGAATTAAGAAACAACTATGTTGAATTTGGTAATAATGCTGATAATGATAGGGTTTGGATAGCAGGTAAAGATATATTTGCTTATGATGATACTAAAACTTATTATATTGAAGCTAGGTTTAAAAGAGTTTCTGGTACTGGAACAGTTTATGTTGGTGTAAATGGTTGGAGTAATGAAAGCACAAAACGTAACGTAGTTGGTAGCAATACTTTTAGTAGTCAACATTATATAGCTGCAGCTGGGTTTTCATTTGGTGAAAACGAAGGTACAGATTGGGTAACTAAGAGAGGATATTTCTCAGGTCATGGTGCATCAAGTGCAACTAATAGTGGTGAATCTCCTGATATTAATAATCCAAAAACTATCCATACAAACGCAACTTATATATCACCAATGTTTATAGCTAGTCACCCTACCAACAACGGAGTAGTTAGATTAGATTATATTGAAATTAAAGAAGTAAAAGATGGTAGTGGTAATTTATCAACTGGGGTTGTAAAGATTGATAAAACAATGTCATTAGTTAAATCTAGAGCAGGTACTGATGGAGCTCCAGGAGCAGCCGGGTCTGGTTCTAAAACTGTATCATTAACTGCGGCAACTAATGTTGTAACATATGATGCAGATGGGTTAAACCCTTCACCAAGTGGTACAATTACATTATCAGCAAATTCACAAAACTTTACAGATGGGTACTTTAAATTTACAGGCGATGGTATAACAGATGAACTTACATATACAAATGGAGTATCAGCAAATGGTGATACAAAAAACTTCACAATTCCATCATCATATTTCTCAACTCCAAAAACAATTACAGTTAGTGTATCTGAAGCAGCTGATTCAACAACTGAATTAACATTTGATACAGTTACAATTGTAGCAGTTCAACCTGGCGCAGCTGGTGCTGGTGGGGTAGATGCAGTAACGGCATTCCTAACATCTGAAGCTGATGTAGTTCCAGCTGCTAATGATGGAACTGTTTCATCATTTAATGGTAGTGGTACTGAAATGTTTATATATGAAGGTGTAACAAACGTATCATCTAATTATACTGTAACAAACCAAAACTCAACAGACCTCACTGCAACAATCAGTAACAGAGTACTAACAATTTCAGCATTAACACCCGATAGTGGTTCTGTAATACTTACAGCTGTTAGTGGTGGTGTTTCAATATCTAAAACTTACTCAATAGCTAAATCTAAAGCTGGACCGCAGGGAGACCAAGGAGCAAACAATCAAGACTTCTCATTCTTAGATGCATCATTAAGTGGAGTACAAGGTACGTTAGCAGCAGGTTTACTAATGAACTCAGATGTATTTGGATATCATGGGGCAATTGGTAGTGGAACAACCGCAACATTAGCAGATTTCACATCATTCTTAGATAGTGGTGGTAATTTTTACTTAGGTGGAAATGCTAGTGGAGCAAGTAATCCAAGCGATGGTTACTTAGCATGGAACAATACTAATAAATCATTATTAATTAGTGGTTCAAACGCAAATATAGAAGTAGATAAGTTCTTATTAGGAAGTGGAACTTCACAATATATTAGTGGTTCGAATGGAAACGTAGAAATCGCAGGTGATGTAACCTTTAGAGGTAGACCTGATAACGGAGATGGTAATGTAGTATTCTTTGATGATTTCTCACAATACTCAGCTGTAGGTGATACAAATGGTGGTAATGCTCCAAAGATGGATGGGACAGGTGATGCTTGGTTTTGGAACAAAGGGGCGAGTAGTTCTACTCCATCATTAGAGGCAGATACGGATTGTATTTCAGGTAAAGCGCTTGTTGTAGGAAACAATAGTGGTGATGATGAAGCAAATATAATTTCTAATACATTGATACCATTTAATGAATCATCATTATATGAGGTAGAAGTTAGAATCAAAAGAACGGCTGGTACATCTAATACAAGAGCATATGTTGGTATAAACGGAATGCAATCAGATGGTGTAACTAGAGTTGGTTATGATGGGAATAATAATACTTCAGGTCATTATATTACTCTATCATCTAATAATTTAGGTACTGGTAATGGTACTGGGTATTTCCAAACATTCAAAGGTTATTTCAAAGGAGCAACAAGAACAGGTGGTTCAAATGGTGATACTACGATGCACGATGATAAAACTAATCCTGGAACGTTGAGAGCTGAAATCAATAATGGATTCATATCAGCATATCTATTATTGAACTACAATGATACGCAGGGTATAACGCATGTTGATTATATAAAAATAAAAGAATTTAGTTCTGGTGGTACAAGTAGAATTAGTGGTGATTCAATTACAACAGGTACTATAAAATCAAACAACTTATCAACCGATACAGGTACTGCGTTATATCTTAATGATGGTGTAATGAAAATTGGTGGTACTGGGGCATACACTACAGAAAAAGGTATATTATTAGATGGACCAAATGCTAAATTCGCAGTTGGTGAACTTGGTGGTAATTACATGAGATTTAATCATACTGCTGGTAAATTAGAAATCAGTACTCCTAATTTCGAAATAGATAGTGGTGGGGCAGTACAAGTAACTGGAGCTATCTCTGTTTTGGATGCGGATGGGAATGCAATTACACTTGGTGACCCTGCTGAAGCTGTAGAAAATCTATTTAACGAAATAACAAACCCATCGGCTGGTATTAGCGCATTGGATGGTAGACCTGCAGATTTCTTTTCAACATATGGGAATAATGTCGCAAGTAATATAAAATTTAGTGATTTCGGGGGTACTATTGGTAAAGTTGTAGAATTATCCAACCCTGGGGATACTACTATTGGAATGGCAACCAAAATTATAAAAAAGGAAGCATCTGCATATAGAATAACAATAACTGTTAAAGGTGGTGCTACCAACTATACATCAGGTACAACAGGTATGTATCTAAGAGTGTATGAATCTAATGATGCAAGTGCACGAGAAGATGGTGTAAAATTTATAACCCATGCTTCATATGCCAACAGCAGTAATTCAGAACCAGGTTCCCTTAGTACTAGTGGTGAAGCTACTTTAAGTTGGACAAAAATATCAGGTTCAGCTGGTGTAGGTAATGTAAGTAATAACTTAAATGGTTCTTATTGGCCACAAGAATGGATTACATATCAAACGAATTACACCCCATCAGCAGGGACTGAATTCTTTTCAATGAATATATTAAATTGGTCTGGGAATGGACTTAACTCTGCGTATGTTAGAGATTTAGTAATAAAACCAAAAACAAACCTTGGAACACAAATTGGTGGAAGGCAAATTAAGACTGGTGAACTACAATCACTTAACCTATCACCTAATGAGGGTTCAGTTATAAGTTTAGATAGTGGTTCTATGAAATTAGGTGGTTTTGTAAGTCCTGGTTTTGAAGTAACTAAAGAAGGATTCGTAACCGCAACTAATATTGTTGAAAAGTTTGTAAATGTTAATAGTGCAAATTCAGGTTCTTATTATCAAACAGTTAGTGGCCACACTACATTAGTTTTAGATGGTTCTTTGGGTGGAAGTGTAACAATGAATTTAACATTACAGGTAGCACCACCATATGTAATAAATGATATATTATTCCCAACAAACGCTGGGTCAGATGATATTGCTAGATTAGAATTATCTATTCAAGATGATGGGATACAATTTGATGATGGTGCAATTACATCGGGCTACTCAAGCTTTGGGTTACTATTACAAACATACACTCTGACTACTCGTAGTGGACAGGGACTGGTGCAAAATTGATAGTTTAAAAAATTAAAAGGAAAGTAATATGGCAGATAAAGATTTATTTAACGGACACAAATATATATTTACAAAAGTATCAAGTTCATTAGTAATGGAAGATTCAACTGATAACTCTCACGAAAAAATTACATTCAGAGAGGGGTTAATTTCATCAGGTTCTATTACTTCAATTGAACCAATTGAAATAACCGTACCCGGTACAAGCACATATGCTCTACAAGTGAACAATTACGCTAGCAGCTATTCCAATGGTGATAAGGGAATAAAAATAAGATGTGGTGATGATTGGAGTTATTATAGTAATAATCAATACAATTATCTTATAGATTTCTATGCAGGAAATAATATTTCATTGGGTTCTATTAGTGCATATGGTTATACAGTGGCGTATAATACATTTACTGGAGAACACAAAGCCGTATTGTTACAATCAGATTCCACATCGGCTGATAAAATAGCAGATACGGGTTCGATTGATAACTCACTTTATCATATTTATCCAGAAGGTACAATACTTTCAGTAGTAAAATCAGAACTTATAGGGAAAGATGTTCAGCCAATAGAATATTGTGTAACATCATCAACATATCAAGACAAAAGAGTATTTGGTGTATATATGTATTCTCGAGTAAGAGATGAAGGTGAAGATGATTATCACGCTGCGTGGTCGATTGGTGATGGTATAATTTTAGTATGTTCCCAAAATGGTAACATTGAAAATGGTGATTATATAACAACCGCATCAGGTTCTGGTGGATATGGGTGTAAACAGAATAGTGAATTTTTAGCAAATTATACAGTAGCAAAATCATTAGAAGATGTAGATTGGTCAACCGAACCATCATCTTCAAAATTAATTGCATGTACTTATCATTGTGGATAATCACTTTTAAATTAAAAATAGGATATTTATTACTATGGGAAAATTAATTAAAGAATGGGTTAAGGAAATCTTAACTGAGAATATAGAAAAAAAGGTAGTAGTTTACGCTGGTAGATTTCAACCCTTTCATAAAGGGCATAATGCTACCTACGAACATTTGGTAAAACAATTTGGTAGAGATAATGTGTGGATTGGTACATCTAATAAAACAGATAATATCAAATCACCATTTAAGTTTAATGAAAAGAAAATGATTATGACAAAGATGTTTGGCATTCCATCATCTAAAATTGTTCAAATCAAAAACCCATACGCCCCAAAAGAAATTATAGGTAAGTTTGATTCATCTAAAACAGCATTTGTAACTGTAGTTGGTGAAAAGGATAGATACAGATTAAAAGGTAAATACTTTGAACCATACCATCCTGATAGAATTGAAAAAGGATATGAAGATAAAGGATATGTTTATGTAGCACCAGCTCAAAGTGGTGGTATTAGTGGAACTGAAGTTAGAAAGTTATTATCATTAGGTAGTGATGATTCAAAAAAGGCTGGTTTCAAAAAAGCATACGATGGAAAGTTTAATCCAAAGATATTCAAATTCATAACAGGTAAACTAAGTAAGATATCAAAGCAGATGGAATCTTTTTTATCTACATTTGATTTTAATAAATTATTATCAGAAGCCAATTCTACCAAAGTAGGTGTTGGTGGTAACTCACAAGGTGTTGATGATGGGCCAGGCGCATATTATGGTAACTCAAAATCATATAAAGCAGTTGGTGATGAAACAGCAAAAAGATTAGGATGGTTGGTAGTTGATTATATATTAGATACCGATGATGAAACTATATACGCTGATGATAATAGAAATATTGAAGATAAATACCCAGTATCATACTTCCCATCAGGTCTTGCAGGATTAGATGCACAATCTCAAAGATATACTGATTTAAAAGGAACTGATGCTTACAAAGCATGGGCAGATAAGATAACAACAGTAGCTACTATGGTAGGTTATGAACTTGTTGATTTCTTAGGAGCTGAAAAATCAAAAGATAGTTCTAAGAATGAACCTAAAAAAGAAACTTCACCAGAAAATATAGTAAAAGAAGGATTGATTACTGAAGGTGGAGCATACGGACATATGGCTCACCCATTTGATACAGAGATGAATCTAACGTTTGGTGATTTAAAAACAATCATATCAAACGCTTTAAATGGTAAGTTAGAATTCACTAGAGAAAAAACAGATGGACAAGCACTTGCTATTAGTTGGAGAGATGATAAAGGATTAATCGCCGCTCGTAATGGTGGACACCTAAAGAATAGTGGTGAAAACGCATTGGATATTAGTGGAGTAGCTTCTAAGTTTCAAGGTAGAGGTGGATTAACCGATGCATACAATTTCGCTATGGAAGATTTATCTAAAGCAATCAAAGGATTATCAAAAGCACAAAGAGATAAAGTATTCAATCAAGGTTCATCCTTTATGAATATAGAAGTTATATTCCCAACATCAGTAAATGTGATTCCTTATGGACAACCACTTTTAGTATTCCACGGAACAATGGATTATGATGAGAATGGAAAAGCAATTGGAGCTGATACTTCATCTGCTAGAATATTAGCTGGTATGATTAAACAAATCAATCAGGATGTTCAAAAGAATTATACAATTCAAGGACCACCTGTTGTAAATCTACCACAATCGGTAGAACTTTCTAAGTTACAAGGTAAGTACTACTCACAATTAAACAAAGTTCAAAAAGAATTTAAACTAAAAGATTCTAATGGTGTTGCAGATTACCATCAAGCATGGTGGGAACAATATGTTGATAAAAATTCACCATCTACATTAGATAACAAAACTAAAATGGCGTTGGTTAAAAGATGGGCATTCTATGATAACTCATTTAGATTAAACAAAAAGAATATTTCTGATTCTAAAGTATTAGATTGGGCAACCAAAACTGATAAACAGGATAAAGCAAAAATATCTAAAACAAACCTTCGTAAGTTCGAAGATATATTCTTAGGTGTAGGTGCAGATGTACTTTCATTTATGGGTTCAGCATTAACAGTTAACCCTGATAAGGCAGTTAGAGATATGAAGAAGAGATTGGATTCCACAATCAAAGATGTTCAGAAGAGTGGAGACCCAAAGAAGATTGCAAAATTAAAAATGGAATTAGAAAGATTAGCCGCTGTAGGTGGTAAGGATAAGATTGTACCAAATGAGGGTATTGTATTCACATATAAAGGTGGAACATACAAATTAACAGGTACATTCGCATCACTAAATCAGATTTTAGGGTTATTTTACTCTTAAAGATTTTATTTTCATATTTATATAAAATAATAAGTTATGGCAAAGTTAAAAAATATTAAAGCAGTAAGTGAAATGTTAAGTGGGCAACACAAAACCCAAACTAAAAAAAGCATCTCATTTGCTGATAAAGTCGTTGAAAGACGTGAAGTTGGAGAAACTTGGATTGATGATAAAAATCAAAAGTGGGAACAACGAAATGGTTACAAAGTTAAGATTGGGAAAATGGCTAAACTCAGAGAAGAGTTAAATTCATTTCCTAATTGCAACAAAGAAACTTGTACTACTACAGAACCAAGTAGAGCTGATTTAAAAATGAAAGCTATACATGGTATGTGTTTAAATTGTGTTGTAGAAATGGAACATCAATTAAAATTAGATGGTAAGTACGAAGAGTATGAAAAGAAAAAGTTACTAGCAAACGCCGAAGCTTGGTTAAAACAAGCTGAGATGGAAAAGGAAGTTATTAAATCAACTCTTCAAGCATCTTTTATAAATGAAGATGGTTCTATTGAAAAATGGAATGAAGGAATGACAGAAGAAGAAGTGGTAGAAAAAATTGATAACGAATTTAAAACCTTTAAAGAAAACTTTATAGATAAGCTAAAAAATAACGGAGCATAAAAATGAATCCAAGATTAAATAAAAAAGTTAAAAAAGACTTAGATGCATACTTCAAAGGGTACAAAGGTTCAGACCCAGAAGTACATCATGGAGTAAAACACATTCTAATAGGAGCACTAAGAGATGCAAACTTTCATAGTGAGGCTAAGAAAGTGGATTCAATGTTTCCTAAAGCAAAACAATCCAAATATGCTGGTAGAAAAGATTTGGAAGATTCAATCGAACAGAATCATGGTGAACCAATCGCTAAGGCAGCAAAATGGGATGGGTATGATATCATTGATGCGATAGCATTCTTTGTTTCAATGTTTATTGGTGGGCCCGTAGGTGCTAAAGTAACTTCTCTTAAAGAAGGAATGAATGAAAATTTTAGAAGCTTTGTAACTCAATATATTAAAGAAGTAACCCACTCACATGAGTATGAAGATATGAGTACAATGGGTGAAGATGAAAATGATAAAGAAGAAATTAAGATAGGTGAATACCAAACTAAATACTTCCACATGTGTCCTGGCGCATCATCACTATATGGTGATATAGAATCCAAAGGTGTTGATATGGATATGGCTGAAAGAAGTGTAAGATTACAAGATGCACTTTTCTTTATAGAAGAACATATTCAGAGAGAAGGATACAGCCCTGAGAGAGATTATTCAATGGTTGCTAATAATATCGCAAAAAATATTATGAAGATGGCAAAAATAATGGGATTGGAACAAGAACATTCTTATATTCAATCACACGTTGATACTATCGAACAAAAAGTAAATGAAATAAACAACCAACAGGGATTAACCGAAGGTAAATCTATGGATATGAAAGCCAGATTTAAGATTTACGATAAACTCAAAAAAGGTGATGAGATTACAATTAAGTATGGTTCATCAATGAGTAGTGGTAATGAAGCAAAATTCAAAGTAACTAAGGGTAAAACTTTAGTAGGTAAACAAAAAGTAGAACGTATAATCCTTCAGAATGTAACAAACCCAAAAGGTGTTAAGTATTATTTATATCAGAGAAACGGAAACGTAACTATGGCAATTGGTAATATGGCAGCTACCATTGAAGATATAAATGAATCGGTAAACGAAAGTTTAAATCATAATGATATGTACACTATGTTAGATATCGCTGCTGGGTATAGTTCAACACAACATGAAGCTGCAGGGCAAATGTGGAGTGATGAGCAAGATTTATATGATTACTTAAAATCAGACCATATTCCTAAAAAATATCATAAGAAATTTTACAACGATATTAAAAGAAGATTCAAAGGTGTAAACGAATCAATCAACGAAGCTAAAGAACCTGAAGTAATTACTCAATTAAGAAAAATCGTAAAAGATTCACAAAACGATTTGATTAAAGATACTAAGAGTGGTAAGAAGGTAAGAGTTGATATGAATTCAGCAAACCTAATGATTCAAGTATATGATGCACTTAAAAAACAATCTAATAAAGATAAGTTTGTTAAGAGTGGTATCGTAATGATGGGGCATACGGCTTACAAACTTATGAAAAAAGAAAATACTTCTGAAGTAATTGAAGAGGCTGAGTATCAAGGTAGAAAAGTAGAACTTAACAAACCAATGCAAGGTGATTCTAAAAAATTCAAAGTATATGTTAAGAACGAAAAAGGAAATGTTGTAGTAGTTCACTTTGGGCAAAAAGGAATGGTAATCAAAAAAGATAATCCAGAAGCTAGAAAATCATTTAGAGCTAGAATGAATTGTGATAACCCTGGACCAAAATGGAAAGCAAACTATTGGTCTTGTAGAAAATGGTAAATAGGTTTATTAAATATATTACCATATTTATAGTATAAGAAGTTTAATCTAAAAAGGCAAATTATGAGTACATTATTAATTATCGTAGGAATTGTAGCAGTTATAGCAGCAACATACGCAGTTTTACTATACACTGGAAAAATCAAAGATAGAGATGGAGATTTTATTCCTGATGTAGTAGAGGATACAGTAGAAGATATCAAAGAAGAAGTAGCAGAAGTAAAATCAGAAGTTAAACGTAGAGTTAAGAGAGTTAAAGAAGAACTTAAAGACGTTAAAGAAGCTGGTAAAAACTTAGCTAAACAATCTAAAGATGTTGTAGAAGCTGCAAAGGGTGGAAACCGAAAAGGTAGAAAGCCAGCAAACAAAAAAAGAAAACCTGCTACTAAAAAATAAGCGTAGCAAATGGAAAAGTATATCGGAAATTTTAAGAATCTGATAATCTTAGTATTAATTATAGTAATAATTTTTCTAAGACAATGCAGTGGTACAGGTGGAGTAGATAATACTCCATCCGAGCCTACTATTATCACAAAGGTAGAAACGAAATACGACACCATTACTAAAGAAGTTACAAAATACGTTCCTAAAATAGTTACCAGAATCAAAACTGAGATTGATACCATTAGGTTAACTCAGAAAATTGATACTCTATCTATTTTAGAGGATTACTTCGCAAAATATGTTTATGAGGACTTTCAACAATTAGATTCATTGAATTTAACAATTAAAGATACTATCTCACAGAACAAAATTTTATCAAGAAAAATAATCTACGATTTAATCTACCCAACAACTACTGTAACTGAAACAAAGTATATTAATAAAAACGAATTCTATGTAGGATTTGGTTTGAATGGAACAACTAAGCAATTTAATTATGTTGGTGGTTCTATATTACTTAGAACAAAGAAGAAGCAGGCATTTGGATTGGGTATTGGATTAAATGACCAATTCCAACCAATCATATCTACTCAGTTTCTTTGGAAATTGGGAAAGAAATGAGCAAGAACATAAAAGAACTTATTAGGGAAGAGTACGTTAAATGTGCTACAGACCCAGTTTACTTCTTTAAGAAGTATTGTTATATACAACACCCAAAGAGAGGTAAGATTCTTTTTGATTTGTATCCTTTCCAAGAAGATGTTATGGGTGAGTTTAACGACCACCGATACAATGTAATCCTTAAATCACGTCAGTTAGGTATCTCAACATTATCCGCAGGTTATTCTTTATGGATGATGTTATTTCACGAAGATAAAAACATATTGGTAATTGCAACTAAACAAGAGGTAGCTAAAAACTTAGTTACTAAGGTTAGGTATATGCATGAGAACTTACCGAGTTGGCTAAGAGGTGAAACTGAAGAAGATAACAAACTATCCTTACGATTACGAAATGGTTCAACAATCAAAGCAACATCAGCTAGTGGTGATGCAGGTCGTTCAGAAGCATTATCAATGTTGATTATAGATGAAGCTGCATTTATTAAAAGTGTAGATGAGATTTGGGCATCCGCTCAATCTACTCTTTCAACTGGTGGTAAGGCAATTGTATTATCAACTCCCAATGGTGTTGGTAACTTCTTTCACAAAACTTGGTTAAAAGGTGAACAGAATGATGGTTGGAATCCAATCAAACTTCATTGGACTGTACACCCTGAAAGAAATGAATCTTGGAGAGTAGAACAAACTCAACTATTAGGTGAGAAGATGGCAGCACAGGAATGTGATTGTGATTTTATCAGTTCTGGTTATACAGTTGTAGATGGGCAGCTCCTAAAATGGTATGAAGAAACTCATGTACAAGAACCAGTTGAAAAAAGAGGGTTCGATGGAAACTATTGGTTATGGTCACAACCAAATTATACTAAAGATTATGTAGTAGTTGCCGATGTCGCTAGAGGTGATGGAGCAGATTATTCAGCATTCCACGTCATTGATGTAGAGAGTGTAGAGCAGGTTGCTGAGTACAAAGGTAAGATTGGTACTAAAGATTATGGTAATATGTTAGTAAACGTTGCAACCGAATGGAACGATGCATTATTAGTGATTGAAAACGCTAATATTGGTTGGGCAGTTATTCAAGAAGCAATAGATAGAAATTATTCTAATCTATATTATTCTTTTAAAGAATTTGGATATGTAGATGAAGATATACATTTACAAAAGGGATATGATTTAAAAGATAAATCCCAAATGGTTCCAGGGTTTTCAATGACTAGTAGAACACGCCCATTAGTTATATCAAAATTAGATACTTATATGAGAGAAAGAGTTCCAATCATCCGTTCCAAAAGATTAATTGATGAACTTTTTACTTTTATATGGAATGGAAGTAGAGCAGAAGCTCAATCTGGATATAATGATGATTTAACAATATCATTTTGTACAGGGTTATGGGTAAGAGATACCGCACTTAAACTTAGACAGCAAGGAATTGAATTAACTAGAAGGGCATTAAACCATACTACCAAACACTCAGGTGTTTTTAAAACAAACCAAGGTAAAGCAACGGATTCTTGGAAGGTTAAAACTGGTAAAGGTGATGAAGATATAAGTTGGTTACTATAAAATTAGGTTATTAAAAATATTTTTTGTATATTTATATATTATAAGTGATAATTAAAGAAAAAGCATTATGGCAGATACATCATTATTTGGTAGATTAAAGAGATTATTCTCAACTCAAGTAGTTGTAAGAAGAGTTGGTAAAGATAAGTTAAAGGTAGTAGATTCATCAAGACTACAATCTGATGGTAATCGTAGAGGTTCTGCGTATTATGATAGGTATGGTAGATTGCATGGTTCTAACTCAAGAAAGAATTGGCAAACATACAACGAAAGATTTAATTATCATTCAAATAAGTTAGAACTATATACAGATTATGAGGCAATGGATAAGGATTCTATTATCTCATCTATTTTAGATATATACTCAGATGAATGTACGTTAAAAAATGATATGGGTGATGTAATCCGTATTAAATCTAATGATGAAAAATTAAAGAAAACATTACATAACTTATTCTACGATGTATTGAACATTGAGTTCAATCTTTGGTCTTGGGTTAGAGGTATGAACAAATATGGTGATTATTATCTTTACTTAGATATTGATGATGAGTTAGGTGTTGTAAATGCACAACCATTATCTTGTTATGAAACTCGTAGAGAAGAAGGATATGATTTAGATAATCCTTACTCAGTAAGATTTGAAGTAGAAGAACAAAATACAAACGCCATTTCACAAAGAAACAATACTAAGTTCTTAGAATCGTTTCAGGTGGCTCACTTTAGATTATTAACAGATACAAACTTCCTTCCTTATGGCCGTTCACTATTAGAAGGTGCAAGAAAGACTTGGAAACAATTAACTCTTATGGAAGATGCTATGATGATTCATAGAATTATGAGAGCACCTGAAAAGAGAATCTTTAAAATTGATATTGGAAACATTCCACCTGCAGAAGTAGATACATATATGGCATCTATTATAGACCAGATGAAAAAAGTTCCTTATATCGATGAAACTACTGGTGATTACAATCTTAAATTCAATATGCAGAATATGATGGAAGATTACTATCTACCTGTAAGAGGTGGGCAGAGTGGTACTGAGATTGATTCCCTAAGTGGAATGGAGTTTGGTGGTATTGATGATATTGAATACCTAAGAAACAGAATGTTAGCTGCACTTAAAGTTCCGAAAGCATTTATTGGGTATGAAGAAGGTGTAGAAGGAAAAGCTACATTAGCACAAGAAGATATTAGATTTGCACGTTCTGTAGAAAGAATCCAAAAGATTGTACTTTCAGAATTAACTAAGATTGCAATTGTACATTTATATTCGCAAGGATATACAGATGACCAATTAGTAAACTTCGAATTAGAACTTACCAATCCATCTATTATATATGAGCAAGAGAAAGCAAACCTTTGGTCTGAAAAGATTTCATTGGCTAGCGATATAAAAGATTTAAAAATGGTATCGCAAGATTGGGTTTATAAGAATATATTCAATATGAGTGAAGATGAGTGGAAAGAAGAGCAATTCAAAGTTATCAATGATTTAAAATTAGGATTCAGACATGAACAAATTGAATCAGAAGGTAATGACCCGGTTAAGACTGGTGAATCATTTGGTACTCCACATGATTTAGCAACATTACAACAAGGTGGTGATGAAGGTGGTGGTGATAGTGGAAACGACCCATTTGGTGAAAACAAAGGTGGGGCGCCAGAAGGTGGATTTGATGGAGCAGGTAGACCTAAAGAAGGTGGTAACTATGGTACGGATGAAAATCCATTTGGTAGAGACCCATTAGGTAACAAATCTTTATCTAAGAATGAACGATACAATGCTACTTCAGTTATCAATCAAGAACAAATTACAGGGATAGTATCACGTATGAAATCTAAAGTAAAAACAAAGGAAATGTTGCGTGAATCTTTAAAAACTGATACAAATGAGACACCATCACCATTATTAGATGAAAAAAACATATTGGATTCTTAAAATTATTATATTTATAAACAAAATACATAGTTACTTTTATCCAAAACGATGAGGAACACAATGAAAAAATTAAAACATAGTAAGTACAAAAACACAGGAATTCTATTTGAATTATTAGTGCGACAGATAAGTACTGATACTTTAAACAACAGAGATTCTAAAGCTACTTATACTATAAGAGAGCATTTTGGTAAAAGTACTGAGTTAGCTAAAGAGCTTAGACTGTATAAAGCGTTGATAGAAGAATCATTCAGTTCAGACTACAAAGCTTCTGAATTTGTAAACATTATTTTAAGCGAACGAGCTAAATTAAGTGAATCGGCTCTTAATAAACAAAAATACAATCTGATTAAAGCAATAAAGAAAAACTTTGTATTAGAAGATTTCTTTAACTATAGAGTATCTAACTATAAAGAGAATGCATCTATATATAAATTGTTTGAACATAGCAATTCAGATAATCCAAAAGAATATGTAGAATGTAAATCTACATTAATGGAATCTTTAACAGGCAACTCACAACCTACTGATGTAGTAGTTAGTACTATTAATGAAGAGTATTCAAAACAACCAAAAGAAGTAAGATTACTTGCTTGGAAGATGTTAGTTGAAAATTTCAACAACAAATATACTACATTAACTGATAAACAGCAAGATATCCTTAGAGAGTATATTAACTCTGTAGATAATTCTGAAAAACTGAAAAAGTTTGTAGTAAGAGAATGTAATTCTTTATCAAAAAGCATTAAAGCAGTTAAAGTTACAGATAAGGTTACTCAGATTAAAGTAAACGAAGTTGTAAAACTAATATCCAAAGTAAAGATAGCTAAAGTAATTACAGAAGCTCAGATTTTATCATTACTAAGATATACAGAACTTCATAACGAACTAAAAAGGGTATTCAAATGAAAAGTTTACTAAAAGAAATTGAAAATAAGTTTGAAGAAATAGAAGAAGCTAACGTAACTGCTAATTTAGATGGTGGTGAAGGCCCTGTAAAAACTCCACATGCGTTTTCTAAGAGTAAAGAAGAGGATGAGTTGGATGATGACCACATTGAGGTGTTAGGTTATAAGAAAACAAAGGAATCAAAGATGAACTCAAAAAAATTAGAATCATTAGAACGTAAGTTAGAAAATAAAATTAACGAAATTTCTTATAAAGAGTATAAGAAAGATGAGAACCTAAAACAACATCAGAAAATTAACCATTCTATTAAAGAAATCAATAGTATGATGTTTAAGTTAGAGAGAATCGTTAATCAAAACACTAAATTGAAAACTGAAGCAGGTGTTCATAATGGTCAGTATTGGGAATCGACTCAAAGAAGATTCTCTAAGATATCAGAACGTATGTTAAAAGTGGCTAGAAGCTTAAAAGAACTTTCATCATGAGTTTAAAAAAGAAAATATTAAAAGAAGAACTTTCAAATAAGGATTTGGAGAATATTCGTCTACTTATAAGATATGAAGTAGCACAAATCATGTTTGATTTATATAGAAAACGAAAAGTGTGGGGAGCATAATGGGTAGATTACTTATAGATACAATTCCTTTTACTCTAACTAAGAGGCAAATCAATGAATCATTGGAAGATAACAATGGTAGGTTGATTGTTAATGGTGTGCTACAAAGAGCTGAAGCTGAAAACCAAAATGGTAGAGTTTATCCACGTTCAATCTTAGAAAGAGAAGTGGAAAAGTACAAAGGTAGAGAAATTAAAGAAAATAGAGCATTTGGTGAGTTAGACCATCCTGAATCTTCTGTAGTTGAACTAAAAAATACTTCACATATCATCAGAGAAGTATATTGGAAGGGTGATGATGTAATGGGTAAGGTAGAAGTACTTAAAACTCCAGCAGGCAACATCCTCAAAGAACTTTTAGAGGCAGGTTGTACTGTTGGTATCTCTTCAAGAGGTATGGGTTCTGTAAAAGAAGCTAGTAATGGTAAAACTGTAACTGTAGAAGATGATTTTGATTTAATTTGTTGGGATTTTGTTTCAAACCCATCAACACATGGTGCATTTATGAGACCTGTAAATGAATCAGTAGTAAGTAAGGGTAAAAAACCTTCATATAAAAAAATTAATACATTGGTAAGAGATATCATCTGTGAAATAGATGGTGTTTGTTCAATCTAAGGGAAATAATATGAAATTAACAGATATAAAAAACTCACTTAACGAAATCTCAGCAATCGGTGGACTAAAACAGATTGTAAAAGGAAATACTGATAGAGTAGAGGGAATCAAACTATCAAAAGAAATGGCACAAGCTATGATTGATTGGTTTAACTCATCTCCTTATGGTAGAAAGTATCCAAAAGCAGCAAAAGCTAGATTACATTTATCATTAGGTATTATGATGTCGTTTGGTTTAGATAGATACGCTAAACACAAAGGTGCTAAAGAAGAACTAAAGTACATCAGCGATTTATCAAAAGCAATGAGAGATAATGTAAATGAAGATGATAACCCCTGTTGGAAGAACTACCAAATGGTAGGTATGAAGAAGAAGAATGGTAAAGATGTTCCTAATTGTGTTCCTGAGGGACTTAAAGAGGGTGTGATGAGTGATATACACCTTACAATTAAGTCATCATCAACTGAAGAAGAGTTTATTAAAAAATTCTTCAAAAAGTATGGTAAGCAGGTTAAGCCAAATAAAGAATCAATGGAGTGGGTTAAAGATTTGTATTCAGATACAAAGAACGAATCAGTAAACGAATCAACGTTTGCAGGATGGATTGCTGGATACAATGGTAAGAAAATTGAAATTAAAAAAGGTGAAGCTAAAGACCTTTACAACGCAAAACTATTAGCAATCAAAAAATTAAAAGTACCTAAATCAAAAGTTGGATTAATGTTTATTAAACCAGCAGTTGATGAATCAGTAGTAAATGAAGGTAAGGATGTAGGTCACTACGAAAGAGTTGGAAACCAAACAATAGTAGATAGTAACTTTGTAAACTATAGTAAAGGTGTATTACCAAATTCAGAGCTTGTACATTTAGGTATGGGTGACTTTGCAATTAAATCACAATCAGGTATGATTAAATTTCAACGTTCAGGTAAGATGGATGGTATCGGACAAGATTTTGTTGGTAGACCACACCGTATGACTGATGATAAGAATGGTAAATTGGTAGAGTTATTTCTTAAACTAATGTTGAAAAAGAAAAAAGCAATATTAAGTATGAGCGAATCAGTAATGAACGAAGCTAAGTACGATATTGGAATGGCTCGTAAAGGAAACGGATTGACTGTTTACAATAAAGCCGAAGAAGAAAATGGTGATTACAAAAATGTAGCTCACATTGATTCAAAAGGAAAAATAAAATATTACGATAAAAAAGTACCATCTAACATTAAGAAACAAATCGAAGCTGAGGCTAAGAAGATGATGGAAATAACAAAAGAGGGAACTATGAAACTAAAAGATATATTAAAAGAATCGTTTGAAAACGGTAAAGTTTATTCAAACCCATTCCACACTCCATTCGTTAAAGAAAACGATGAAGAGAGAAGAGAAGAATCTTCAGAAATGACTACGGAACAAAAGCAAGCATTTTTAGAAGCAGTTAAAGCATACAAATCGTTTGGTGAAACTGTATATAGAAACGAAGGATTATCTGATGTGTACGAATCAATCAGAGGGTTAGTAGAATCAGCTGGTAAAAATATGGTTAAAGAAACTGAAGGTTCATTTGATGGTATTACAGTTAGTAGACACGTAAAGAGAATGAATGAATCATTTAGAATATTTGAGAAAACTTTGAGAGAAGTTGGAACACTACAACAGAGATTAGAATCTACTTATGATGAAATAGGTGAAGTGTTAGGAAAGTATTACGAAATCAATGAATCGCATGATGAAGAAGAAACGGTTGAAGAAGGAAATGAATTCGGTGCCGCTAGAGCTAAAGCAATCGCAAATGGTGATAGTGAATTTTCTGTAGATGGTAAAACGTATCCTGTAAAATCAGTTGATAAGGATGATAAAGAAAACGCAAAAGAATTTTCAAACGAATCTAAATCAATGAAACTTACTTCTATGTTAAACGAGTCATTTGGATTTGGTGAACTACCATCATCTAAATTAATGAAGATGAAAGTATCAGCAAAAGATATGTTAGCTTCAGTTAGTAATAAAAAAGTAAACGAATCCGAAGAAGTAGAAGAAGAAGAAATCAACGAAGGTGGATTTGCAACTTGGGAAATGAGTTTTGCTGATATGAATCTTGGTGGTGTTAAACTATCTAAGAAGAATGTATATAAAGTAAAAGCAAGAAATACAGTTGAAGCTATTAAGAAAGCATCTAAGATGGCTGGATTACCAGACAAATATTGGTTGGCAACACAAACACACTCACTAAAGAAAATAGGATAACCACAATGGATTACTCAGATATACTACAAGACATTTCAGTTGACTTATCTTTTATGGTAAAGAAACATCTAAAGAATATTAAAAAATTAGATTCCAAACAACAAAAACAATTTGGAAAACTATTTGGAGATATGAAGCAGGGTATTGATGATTTATCTGAAGGAGTTAATGAAGGTACTATTAATGAAGTTCCAAATCCAGATGTAATCAGAAAGAATGCATCAGGTTATGTTGGAACTAAGTTTGCTAAGAAAGCTGATGACCACGATATAATTCAAATGGTTCAACTGAAAGACCAATCAGCTAAAGTTTACAATCAACAAATGTTACCATTTCATAAAGAGATAGGTGCACTTTACAAAAAATATAAAATTAAATCATTCAGAGGAATGGAAAAGTAATTTTACTAAATTTATTTAGATATTTATATACACCTATCAACAACAATGTGGTAGGTGTATTTTTTTATAAACATTTATCAAAACAATATGCAAGATAACGAAAACAAATTTAAAAAACCTTACAAAAAAGTTAGAAGAGAAGATATGGAGATTCCAGGTTGTTATACTGGAGTTAGAGTAGTTAACGGAAATATCGAACTAGCTTTAAAAGCATTTAAAAGAAAAATGAAAGAAAGTGGAAAGCTTGAAGAATTAAAAGAACGTAAAGAATATCTAAAACCATCAGCAATAAAAAGAAGGAAAATGCAACTAGCAGTCCGAGCTGATTGGCAACGTAGACAAAACGAAGAATAAATAGTTAACACTTTTTTAGTGTTTTCAATTTTACATCACTATTTATAGAAGATAAAAATATCACTTTCCAATAGGTGATTAAATATATTAGTTAAATAATATCTATTAAGATTTATAATAATCTTATTTCCAAAAACAATTTAGGAGAATAATTATGGCAAATAGAAAAGATTTGTTATCTGAAGCTATCGCTGATGCTAAAGCCGTTAAAGAAACTGCTCTAGCAAACGCTAAGTTAGCCTTAGAAGAAGCATTCACACCTAAGTTACAATCAATGATTTCTGCAAAATTAGCTGAAGAAGCTGATGAAGATGAAATGGAAGATGAAATGGAAGCACCAGAAATGGAAGCTGACATGGATTCGGAAATGGGTTCTGAAGAAGAAGTTGAAGATAACTTAGAAGGTGAAGAAGAAGTACCTGCTGAAGAAGAAGTAACCGAAGAAGATGAAGAATCTGCTGAAGTAGCTTACGAATCAGAAGATGAAGAAGTAACCGAAGAAGAAGAATCTGAAGAAGATTCAGAAGTATCTGAAGAAGATATGGATGAAGATGATTTAGATTTAGAATCTGTAATCGCTGAATTAGAAGCTGAAATGGCTGATGATGAAGTATCTGAAGATGATGAAGAATCAGCTGAAGAAACTTACGAATCAGAAGAAGCTGAAGCTGTTGCTGAAGAAGATGATATGGACGAAGAAGAAGAAATCGATTTAGACGAAGTTATTAGAACTTTGAAAGAAATGGAAGATGATTCAGAAGAAGAAGTATCAGAAGAAGAAAGTGTTGAAGAAGAAAGTGTTGAAGATGAATTAGAAGAAGCTTATTTAACAATTGAAAGTTTACAAAAAACTATCAATGAAGTAAATCTGTTGAACGCTAAGTTACTTTATACTAACAAACTATTCAGAACTTTTGATTTAAACGAAGGACAAAAAGTAAAAGTACTTGAAAACTTCGATAGAACTTCATCAGTAAGAGAAGTGAAATTGGTATTCTCAACATTAGCAGAAAACTTAAATGTTTCGAAAAAGAAAAGAACTGTTGTAAAAGAAGGTTATGCTTCTAAAGCAACACAAAGTTCAGCACCAAAGAAAATAATTTCTGAGGGCAATGATATGGCCGCTAGATGGAAAAAGCTAGCTGGTTTAAAATAAATTAATAAACTTAATAGGAGAAAAAAAATGGATTTAAAAAACATTTTAAATGAAGGTTCTTCTCATACTGCAAGACTATCTGAAGCTACAAGAGCTTTAGCTGGTAAGTGGGAGAAAACCGGTCTTTTAGAAGGAATAGCAAACGATGTTGAAAAAGCAGGCGTTGCAACTCTTTTAGAAAACCAAGCAAGACAATTAGTAAAAGAAGCTTCTTCTACTGGTACTACAGCAAACTCAGAAGAGTGGGCAGGTGTAGCATTACCATTAGTAAGAAGAATCTTTAGTGAAATCGTAGCAAAAGATTTCGTATCAGTACAACCAATGAACTTACCATCAGGTCTAGTATTTTATCTAGATTTTAAATATGGTACTAACCAAGCTGGATTCGCTAGTGGTTCTGGAAAAGATTCACAAGCTGATTCTGTATTCGGTATTACTGAAACTACTTCAGACCCATCAGGTGGTTTGTATGGTGCAGGTAGATTTGGATACTCATTGAATGATGTAGCTACAGGCGACAATTCAATTGGTGCAGATGCTGCTGCAAATACTTTTGCAACTGGTGCATTATCACCAATAGATTACAACTATGACACGGCATTTTCTGCATCTAACGCAGCTAAAATGGTAGCAGGTGGAACAGTATGTAAAATTACAATCGATGCATCTGAATTTGAAAATGCAGATGATAAGGGAATTAGAGGATTTAGATTACTTGGTTCAACCACATCTATTCTTAACCAATACCCACAGTATACTACAATCGCTGATAATGGTGATATAACGTTTGTAGCTGAAGTAACAGCAGCGACTATCTTAACTGATACCGTTAAAGTAGCTTACCACAAACAACCAGATGATATCTCTAGAGGTGACTTTGAAGATAAAGGTGTTGATTTGGATATTCCTGAATTGAACGTTGAAATGAAGAGTTTACCAATTGTTGCTAAGACACGTAAGTTGAAAGCACAATGGACTCCTGAATTCGCACAGGATTTAAACGCTTATCATTCAATTGATGCAGAAGCTGAATTAACATCTATGTTATCAGAATACATTTCGCAAGAAATCGATTTTGAAATCTTAGATATGTTAATGCAAGATGCTAAATCAACTGGATACTGGTCAGCGCAAGCTGGTAGAGTATGGGACGGAAACGGATTTGCACCAATGGGTGCTGCTGAAGTTGCCGCATCTGCTTACAACCAACAAAATTGGTTTCAAACACTTGGAACAGTTATTGCTGGTGTATCTAACTCTATTCACCAAAAAACATTAAGAGGTGGAGCTAATTTCTTAGTTGTATCTCCAGATGTTGCAACAATAATTGAATCTATCCCAGGTTATGCTAGTTCAGCTGACAATGGTGATGCTCAATTTGCGTTTGGTGTAACAAAAGTTGGTTCATTGAATAGTAGATTCCAAGTTTATAAGAATCCTTACATGAAAGAGAACGTAATATTAATGGGTTACAGAGGAACACAATTCCTTGAAACTGGAGCGGTTTACGCACCATACATTCCGTTAATTATGACTCCTTTAGTATATGACCCTAAAAACTTCACTCCACGTAAAGGTGTTATGACACGTTACGCGAAGAAGATGTTAAGAGGTGAGTTCTATGGTAAAGTATATGTAGATTCATTAAACAGAATTCAGTAATCATTTGATTATTGTATAGTTTTTAAATTAAGGGGAAAGAAATTTCCCCTTTTTTTATGCCTTTGATTGTATTTATACTAAAGAGTTATTAATAAATTTTGAAAAGGAAAATATGGCTGAAAACAAAGACAAAGCTCCACCAAAAGGAACGATTAGATTCTCTATTACGTTATCAGAGGAACAGAAGTTAGCAAAAGCACAAATATTAAATCACCCATTTAATTTTATTGTAGGTAAAGCAGGTAGTGGTAAAACATTATTAGCATGTCAAATAGGATTAGATATGTTTTTTAAAAGACAAGTAAACAAAATTGTTATAACAAGACCAACAGTATCAAATGAGGATAATGGATTTCTTCCCGGCTCATTAGAAGAGAAAATGGAACCTTGGTTAGTACCAATTAAAGCTAATATGAGGAAAGTTTACAACAAACCAGCGATATTAGATAAGATGATACAAGATGAGAAGATAGAATTAGTATCTTTAACACATTTTAGAGGAAGAACTTTTGATAACGCAATATGTATTGTCGATGAGTTTCAAAATCTAACTAAACAACAACTACTAATGGTATTGGGTAGAGTAGGAAAAGGTTCTACAATGATACTTTGTGGTGATAAACAACAAATTGATTTAAAATTCAATAATGATTCAGCTGTGCATGAAGTTCCAAAGTTAAAAGGTTCGAATTATGTGTATGATATTGTGTTAAAAGATAATCATAGACATGAATCTTTAGATGAAATTTTAACTTTACTAACTGATTACTAAAAATTACAATATTTATAGTTAACTAACAAAAATAATTAAGGGAAAATTGTGGCAGATTACACAGGTTCATTCAGCGGGTCATACATAGGTAATGGCAGTGGTTTAACTAATATAGATTACTATGATTTAGCAAACCTACCGACTACAGTAACACCATTTCAAAAAAATTCCATATTAGCTAACAATTCTGTTAGAGATAACTTTGTGTCTAATGTAAAAGTTAGATTAAACGCAGAAAATGTTATTAGTTCATCCGCACAATTAATACCTGAGTTTGATATACGATATGGTAATGAAATTGGAGATGATTTAGTAAGTGGTTCAGCTCAAGTAAAAAGTTTACTACCATCGGGTGTTATTAGTGGTTCAGAGCAGCTACCAGTTGGATTAGTGAGTGGTTCATCTCAAGTAGATGTAACATCAACAACTAACTACTCATTGATAAATCAATATTCTGATGGTAAGGTAAAAACTAAACTAAATACAGAAAGTGTACTTAGTGGTTCTTTAGTAGCTCAACTACCAGCTGGAACTATAAGTGGTTCATCACAAGTCACTATCAGAGAATCACAGATTAGTGATTTACAATCATACTTAACATCAGTTCCTGTTGGAACAATATCCTCATCAGCACAAATAGCAGCGTTAGGATACCTAACATCCGAAACTGATTCACAAACACTTACTTATGTAGGTGATACTCTAACAATATCTAATGGTAATAGTGTTACGATACCAACTGGTTCTGATTTACCCGATGGGTTAGTTAGTGGTTCGGTATTGAGAACCTTAGATGGGACAGGTGTATTAAGTGGTTCTAAAACTGAAATTCCTGCTGGAACAATTAGTGGTTCAGCACAAATAGCAGCGTTAGGATACCTAACATCCGAAACTGATTCACAACAATTAACATTAGCAGGGAATAATTTAACCATATCGAATGGTAATACAGTTTCATTAGCTGGTTTAGGTGGTGGTGGTGGTTCTGGTGGTACATCAATATGGAATACTGGTTCTCAAGACCCAGCATCATATACACATCTACTAACATCGAATAATTTAAGAGTAACTGGTAGTGTGGATATCAAAGGTGATTTTACAGTGAACGGGCAATCTGTATTTACACAGACATCAGCATCCGATGCAGGGAACGCATTGGTTGTGAAAGGTAGGTTAAAAGTTTTAGAAGAACAAATAGGAGCTTATATAGCTTCAGCATCAATTCAGGTAGGAAATACGAAAGATACTATCGACGGTGGGGGGTTTTTCTAAAATAATTTATATTTATAAAAGAACTAAAGGTAATAGTAGAAACTATATACAAGTAATGGGATAAAAATATGGCTCAAACAATAAAACATAGAAGAGGTTCGATAGCATCCGTAAGGAATATCGCATCATTTGGTGAAGCAGAAATTGTAATCGGTAGTGGTTCAGTAGATGGTAAGGTAGATGGACCAATAGTTTACATAGGTAAACCAGGTGGTTCAACAGCTGCTAATGATTACGCACCAATATCAAAATTATACACTGGAGCTGGACTCCCAACAATAACTGTTGCTAATTATGGGTCAACCTTAGATGGGTTACCATATTATGATTCAACCAATAAGAAAATGTACATTCTAAATGCACATTCTGATGGAACATCAGGTCATTCTGAGATAATTTTAACTAAAAACTCCATAGATAACTTCGCAACTGAAGTTTCTGGAGCAGCAGCAGCCGCAGGTTTTGGTGGAAGTGGTATATTTGAAGAAATATCAGCTGTATTATCTAAAGTAGATGGTATAAATTTACAAATTACAGGTTCAGGTGATACTGCATTGGATGTATCTCAATCTATTAAGGCACATAACATTAATGTAGGTGTACCAACATCAAATGATTGGGGAAGTAACTTAGATGGTTCATATTTTAATAATTTCACAAAAGATACAGATGTATCTGAGGTGTTAAGATTTGTTGCGGGGCTATTATCCTCATCAGCAGCTAATCCAACTCCAAATTCAAAAACTTATAGTGCTATATCAGCAACTAAGAGTAATGTTGGGACATCAACAGCGCCAGCTGGTTATATTCCAAATGATAATGATATTGATGATTTAGGTTATCTTATTGATAAAGGATTCGCATCAGTTGGGGGAACTATATTTCCAAGTAAAACAATATATACTAATACTGGATACGGAATATCATATTCTTCAGTAGCAGGTGGTTCTACATCAATACAATCATCAGCTGATTCACAATTATTCGGATTAGGTTCATTAAATAGTGGTGGGGCAAGTGAATTTCAAGTAAAAGGAACACATGCATTTAGATTCAACAATAATAATAGTGGAACACAAACTGAAGTATCGGCATCATCAGTAACTTTATCTAATTCATCATTTTCTACTTCAAATGGAGTAACAATCGCTAAAATATCAACTGCTAACCCAGCAGTTATACCTGCAGCATTTCAAGATGGTAAATTCGCAAATGTATTCTCACAAGATATGATGGGATGGACTACAGAAGCAAATACATCAGTATCAGCATCAGGAACATATCTATTAACTACAACAATTGGAATCAAAACTGGTTCTCAGGCAGCATTTGTATCTAAAGAAGCAAGTGATGCAATATTTTGGGCACCGATTTCATCAATTGATTCAAATATAGGTACAAACTCATTGGCAAGTAGTGGTGAAGTGCTAACTCCACTTACATTAACTTCATCTTCTCTTTCTGGAGCACCATATATAAGTGGTGGTACTTGGGGATTGGTTGCAACTGCTAGTGGAGTATTCGAACCAATGTATTCAGCTAATAGTTCAGTAGTAAATGTATCAATAGGAAGTACAGGTGGATATACAATCACAAAGACATCAGGTTTAGATACTCTATCAACAAGTGGTGGTACAATCCAAACATCTGGAATGGTAACATCAGCTGATGGACAAACTAGAAGAAATAGTGGTGTACCATATAGAACAGATTTAGTAGAAGTAGATGCAACTTATGGAATTAGTGGAACAGGCGATACAATCAACGTAAGTGGATTTAGTGATACTTCATTTACTTTAACCACTACTGCAAAAAACAGAGCTGGTTCACAAAGTACATTAGATAGTAAGACAGTATTATTACATACAGCCGGAACATTCGGACAATCTGCTTCAAATGGTTCAATGGGTTACTTTGGTGGTGGAACTGCATCAACTACATTAGTAGAGAGATTCACAAATGAAACTTATAGAAGAATAATCAGCACATCAACCGCATTATCAAACGGGTGGAATTCTGCAACAACATTAACCAATGGAGATGGTAAAGATTTACAGGTTAAACCGGGTTACTTAGTTAACCACGAATCAGCAAACGGATATTGGTATGATGATTCATCATATAACGCAGCACATTACAAATGGTATGTAAGAGAGTTTGATACAAACGCTACAAACAACAAAGGTACATTAACAATTGATATGTATCCAAATTCATCAGCTGATTTTGTAACGTTTGATAGCACATCTGCTAATAAAATAGCAGTAGGTGTTATGTTTGGTTCAACCGCATCAACTATATTCGATGCAGTTAAAGGTAATCAATCATATGGTGGTAGTTTGAATTCCCAATCAACTGGGGCAACAAACCCATTTAGTGATAGTGTAGATGTTAAAGGAGATTTCTCATCTATATCAAATTCAAACGGAACATTAACATTAGGTTTAAATAACGCTGGTGGGCAAACAATTAACGCATCAAATGATAAAGTTTGGTTAGTTATTAGATATAAAGGAACACCATCACAAACATTGGAACAAATAACGGTTTCAGTATCGTAATAAAGAGGAATAAAAATGGCATATAATTCAGATAATAGGTCGGAGAGATTATTACAGGGTAGAAGGTTTACAACCGATAACCTATCACTAGGACAAGAAGCATTTACTGATGTTTTTGATTTAGGGGCAGGTGAAATACTTACCGATGATGGTCTTATCCCAACGGGTAGTACACAATTAGCATATAGTGGTTCATCACAAAATGGTGAAGTAATATCTGGTAGTGTTGTTAATCCATCAATCGAAACAGATGTTTCCGTTCTAAAATATTATTGGAGAAAAAAATTAAAACAAGCAGCTGATGGGCAAAGAGAAGTTTATTACTTTACAACTTCAGACCCATCATCAGTTTCAGATACAGTAACCTCAGACCAATTAATTGAAACTGACCAACAAACAAATTTTGTATCACCAAAATATATAATTGCGAGTGATTCACCAAATAATACTGAGAGTTCAACTCCAGGTTATAAGGTTGTTGTATATAAAGATACGGCTAGTTCAGCAGGAAGTATTACATCTTCACCATCTGACCCAGCATCATATGTATTTGATTTTAAAACAGGTGTTTTAACTTGGGTTGGTAGTAACCAACCATCATCAAATCAATTTGTTTATATAACAGTTTATCAATATATTGGTAGAACACTTCGTTCACAAATCGATGATGGTTCAATTGGTGGTAGTGGCGGTGGGGCTAGTTCTTTCGCTGAACTATCAGGTAAGCCAGCTGGATTGGTATCGGGTTCAGCTCAAGTAAACGCAGATTCAATAACAAACTTTGATTCAAATGTAAAAGATAAGTTAAATACTGAAGGTGTTATAAGTGGTTCATCACAAATAACCATAACAGAATCTCAGATTAGTGATTTAGGAACATATCTAACTTCAGTACCTACTGGAACTGTTTCAGGTTCATCACAAATAACCATAACAGAATCTCAGATTAGTGATTTAGGAACATATCTAACTTCAGTACCATCTGGAACAATAAGTGGTTCAGCGGGAATCGTTGCTGGATTAGTAGGGCAGAATTTAAACATCGGAACACTAAACGCAACTAAGGTAATTACAAATGTAGTATCACAATCCATATCATTCGCAACTGGTTCAAATAAATTTGGAGATGAAATAACAGATGTTCATACAATAACAGGTTCATTGAAATTAACAGGAAGTTTTTCTTTTAGTTCAATTGATGGTGGAAACTTTTAATAAATTTTATTTAGGAGATTGAGTTGGCATCAAATATAGCAAATAGAATACAATTAAAACGAAGTGATACTGAAAGTAGAGTACCTGATGTAGGTTCTTTATCTTTAGGTGAGCTTGCTGTAAATACATTTGATGGTAAGTTATTTTTTAAAAAAAATAATGGTTCTGATTCATTAGAATCAATTGTAACTACTAACGCACAGATAACAGGTTCAGTTGAATTAACTGGAGCAGTAACATCATCATTAACTTTAGTATCAAATCAATCGCCAACTGAAAATGTATTTACAATAAAAATTGGTGGTACTGATAAGGTATATGTTGATAAGGATGGTGTATTTAATGTAGATAGAATATCGGTAAGAGATGGTGGGGATTTAAAAGTACCATCAAAAGCAACCTTATCAGCTGGAGTACAAGGTGATACCGCAGTAAGTGGTAGTAACTTTTTTATATATTTATAAGGGTAATAATAATAACTGTATATTTATAACGGTAATATACATAACAAACAGTTTAACAAACAACTAAGAGGAAAAACAAAATGGCTAATTGGAAAAAAGTAATTGTCTCCGGAAGTAATGCAGAACTAAATACAGTAACTGCATCATTCTTTAGTGGAGATGGTTCGGCACTAACAAATGTGCCCGCAGGTTCGATAAATATCGAATCATTTACGGATGGTACGGCAATAACCGTAGCAGCCACAGACAAATTAATATTATCGGATGCAGGTGTAGAGAAATTTATCAATATCTCTCAGCTACCATTTACAACGGCAAACGTTTCTACTAACTTATCTAAAACAGTAACTACATCAGACGTTACAATAAATTCATCTGATGGTACTAATGTTGCAATAGGAGCAGCATCAACAACAGCTGCGGGTGTATTAACAAAAGCAAAATTTGATGAGATTGTAGCAAACACTGCTAAAAATACAAACGTAAAAACTGATTTAGCTGCAGAAGTAGCTACTGATAAGATAACAATAACATCTTCAGATGGAACAGATGCAGAATTGACTTCAGCAACAACTGAAGCAGCTGGTATAATGACATCGGCTTTATTTGATATCGTAGAAGCTAACAAAGCTAAAGCAACAAACGTAACTACAAATTTAAGTATTACTGGAACAACTGGGGCTAGAACAATCGTATCATCTGATGGTACTAATGCAGTTATCCCAATCGCTACAACATCTGTATCAGGTGTAATGTCAAAAGCAATATTTGATGAGCATGTTCTTAACAACGCTAAAGTATCAAACGTAACTACAAATTTATCTACTGCAGTAACTGCAACTACAGTAACAGTAAAATCTTCAGATGGAACGGATGCAGAGATAACTGCAGCCACAACTGATGCAGCTGGTATAATGACATCGGGTTTATTTGATGTCGTAAACGCTAACAAAGCTAAAGTATCAAACGTAACTACAGATTTATCAACTACACTTAGTGCTACTGCAGTAAGAATTAACTCTTCAGATGGTACTAACGCTTCAATTGGTGCGGCAACAACAACTAATGCTGGTATTATGACCAAAGCAATATTTGATGAGCATGTTCTTAACAACGCTAAAGTAACAAATACAGATGTAGATGTATCTGTAGCAAACTTAAAGACTAGATTAGCAGGACCATTTGCAAGTAATGCAGTATCAATTGGTGATTCAACTGATGTAGTAACAATTGGAAACAAACTTGTTGTAACTGGTGATTTAGTTGTAAGTGGAACAACTACAACTGTAGATACGGCAAACTTAAATGTAACAGACCAATTCATTAACTTAGCCGATGGTACAGAAACTGCAGTAGATGGTGGTATAGTTATCGAAGGTGCTGGTACATCTTTTGGTTGGGATAACTCAGCGGGAAGATGGGCATTTGATTTATCAGGCGCAACTGAAGGACAAACATCAATAGCATCTGATGCATACGCAGTAGCAGTACATTACGGTAATGTTGGTGCACAAGTAGCAGGATATGCAAAAACTGGTAATATGTATGTTGATAAATTAGAAGATATCTGGATTTATACTGAGTAAGTAAATTTTAATGAAAAAAGTTATAGAAAAAATTATGAAAGATATTAAAAGTTTACGAAATAACCTTAGTGGAGAAACAGACAAAGAAATTACGTTATCCAAAGAAGAATTAGAATTCCTCTTACAGTTGATAGCCAAATCTAATTTTGAAGGGCGTGATGTTCAACTTGTTTACGAAACGGCGGTTAAAATACAACAACTATTAAAACCTTAATAGGTAATTATTAAAACCTCTACAGAAATGTAGGGGTTTTTTTATTTAATAATAAATAATTACATATTTATAACTAAATATCCGAAAGATATTGGCCCGAAAGGGAAGTGGGCTTACATTTTGTAAGTAACCAACCATAACTAAAAGGAAAAGAAATTATGCCAAATTGGAAAAAACTAATAACCAGTGGTTCTTCAGCTGAACTAGCAACCTTAAAAATAACAGGAACTTCAGCCCAATCTTCTGAAGCAACTTCATTAATGATTAATAGTAGTGGAGTAGTAGGAACTAGAGAATTAGGTTCAAACGCATTTAATTCAAACACATATAATAACTATTCATTACCATTAGGTTCATCATCGACAAGAGGTGGATTTAAAATTGGATACACAGAGAGTGGCAAAAACTATCCTGTTGAGATATCTTCGGAGAAGATGTTTGTTAACGTTCCTTGGACTGATAACAACACTCAAAGAGCTATTCACGATACTCCAGTCGATGGAGCTACAACAACATCAATTAGTTCTAATTGGGCATTTGATAATGTTAAAAAAGCAGTTCCATCTAACGCATTGTTTACAGATACAAACACTCAACGAAGTGACCAATCAATTGTAGATACAATTGAAAAAAATGTAAACCCCGTAGTAAGTGCTACAGTATCTAATGATACTACAACCTTTACTAAACAAGATGGTACTACGTTTGCACTAACAACATCAGATGCTAATGACAACACTGTAACTTCAATCAGAAAAGATAATTCAGGTACTTATCGTACTGGAAATATCAACTTAGTCGGTGGAGATAATGTAACTATAGTAGAAAAAGCATCAGGTGAATTTGTTTTTTCATCAACAGATACAAATACAGATACAAATACTCAAAGAAGTGATGAAGAAATTAGAGATGTAGCATCAGCTCAATGGACTAATGGTACAAACACTACTGTAGTTAAAGATGATACTAACAATACCATTAAAATCAATTCTGTAAATACAACTTACGCAATTGGAAATGGTGGACTAACACAACATAATTTTACCAGTACATTAAAAGATAAATTAGATGCTATTCCGTTTGTACAGGAAAACGATAATATTGATATAGGGACAGAAACAATTATGTCTGTTTATACTAGCCCTTGGAATGCAGTATTTTTTGATTATGTAGTCATAAAGAGTGGTAATATGAGAGCTGGTACAGTAACGGCTGTAAATGATGGTACAAATGTAGAATTTATGGAAACATCAACGGCTGATTTGGGAGATACTTCTGATGTAAAACTATTTTGTGATATTGATACAGATAGTATGAGATTCAGAGCTACAGTTACATCAAATGATTGGAAAGTTAAAGTTTTACCAAGGATGATATAATATGGCAATATTTAGAGGACCAAATATAGTTAAAGATGGGTTAGTTCTTCAATTAGATGCTGCTAACACAAAATCATACCCTGCTGCCGGAAGTACTTGGTATGATTTAAGTGGTAATAATTTTGATTTCACTTTAGATGGTAGTGGTATAACTCACAATTCTGATGGATACTTCACTTTAGCAGATGGTGGGGCGAGTAGAAACGCAACAATAACAACATCAACCCAATGTACTTTAGTATATTGGATGAGAACAACAGATGCCCAAGCTCTATTTTGGGCAACCAATGGGGAAAGTGGTTCTTATTTAGGAGCATATCGTTCAGGGAATAAATTTTACAATAGTGGTACTTATGGTACACCTACATTTCATACAAACACAACACAACGTTCTAACATATATGATTTTATAAGAACAGATGAATGGATGATGATGGAATTTAAGAATGTTAATATGTCAGCTGCTAGTAATCATCATTTTAATCAATATGGTAGTTACACTTTTGGTAATAATCAAATAGCTATGATTAAAATGTATAATAAAAATCTTACATCAGCCGAAAGTACACAAAACTTTAATGCATTTAGAGGTAGATTTGAAATATAAAAGGGAAAGTTATGTTTGAAAACAGAAGATGGTTGGTAATACCAACAAACTTAACAGAATCAATTGACTTTAATCAAGTACACCAATCATCAATTGATAAGTTGAGAGTATCTAATGATGGAACACTAACGTTTGTAAAATACGAAGTAAATATAGTAACTTCTTCCTTTGATACTACATACACAGATGCTGAAACAAACGAAGAGGTTACATATACTACTGAAGCAGGTGTATATGGGAGACCTGACATTTATAGTTCATCTTATAGTGAATACAACCATACAGAAATACTAAATGTACTTACGGGAAGTAATTGGGTAACTGAAGTAGACGGGAAATAATATGAAAACAGGACCAGATATAGTAACAGATGGATTGGTATTCGGATATGATACTGGGTATGGAGTAGCTGATAATGTTATAAGCACTAGATTTTATAAAGGTAAGCCTACGGCTAATACTTGGAATAAAAACACACATAGTTATACCAGTGGAGACATAACAGCTACTAGAAACGCAACACCACCCGTACCACCACCAATTGAGGTTCAAGGGTTTGAAGTTTATAAATTACAATCTAATGATGGTGCATTGAATCAAGGTATAATGGGTACATCCCAAGTTGTAAATGGAGTAGGTGGTGATTATGTACATAGTGTTTATTGCTATTTAGAATCAGGAAGTACGGTAACTGTTGGGCAACACTGGCACCCATGGGCGTACGGTAGCTCGCAAACACCCCCAATTGGTGAATGGGTTAGATTGTCTCAAACAGTAACCAATGCTGTTACTAATTATGGAAATATTGCTAACGCCTACAGAACCAACGGAATCGCTTATTTCACAGCACCTCAATATGAATTAGGAAGTGATGTAAGTCCACACGTAGACGGAACCCGCTCATCTACTACTTCCCTCATAGACCTAAAAAAAACAACTGATATAGATGTATCAAATGTAAGTTTTGATTCAACTGGCCAGCCTGAGTTTGATGGCACTGATGATTCTTTAACAATACCAGGTTCTACAGATATTACTTCAGATGCTAAAACAATTGAAATTGCATTTAAAATGAATGGTTCTTATTCTAATTTTTCACCACTAGCAGTTTATGCAAATGGTTCATCTGCCACCAATAGAATTTGGTTAGGATTACAAAATAATAAATTTCAAATGCATGGGTGGGGAACTGATGACCCAACTGGTACAACAACAATTTCAGCTGATGAGTGGTATATTTGTACTTTTAGTTACAACAAATCAACTCAAGCTATGAAAATATACACCAATGGGGTTTTAGAATCATCTACCACAAATTCTCAAGGTGGAGTTACAGCCGCATCTAATATGAATTGGTACATAGGTACAGTTCCAGGTGGATGGCAAAGTGTAACATATAGTAATGTGGATGTTCCTATATTTAAAGTATATAATAGAATACTATCTGATTCAGAAGTAAAACAAAACTTTAACGCATATAGAAAAAGATTCGGAATATAAAAAACGTTTAATATCTAAAGTAGATATTTATATAAAATAATGTATAACCTGGACAATGAAAGGTAACAACTATGGCAAATGAATTTAAAGTAAAAAAGGGTCTCATCGTAGAAGGCTCGGGCTCGGTAGTATTAGATATACAAGGCTCACAAGGACAATTATTCTCAATAACTGATGATTTGACTGGAGATTTATTCTCAGTATCAGATATATCAGGAGTACCAATACTAAACGTAAATGCAGATGGAACTTCAACCTTCGATGGTAATGTTATTTTAACAGGTCCTGAGACATTAGATAGTACATCGGATACTTCAATAAAGTTTTTAACTAGAGATTCAAATGGGGTTGTTAAATACCACACATTAGGTTCAAATGCATTTAACTCAAACACATATAACAATTACTCACTTCCATTAGGAACTGCATCGACAAGAGGTGGATTTAAGATTGGTTACACAGAAAGTGGAAAGAATTACCCAGTCGAACTTTCTTCAGAAAAAATGTATGTGAATGTACCTTGGACTGATAACAATACAGTTTACACTCACCCAACACATCCTGGTGATGATATCAACATCGATACAACTGCATTGGAAGGTGCTACTGTAATTTCTGATTTAGATTTTAATATAACAACGGATACTTCGGGTCACGTTACTGATGCAAACGGAACAGTTGCTACGAGAACATTAACTTTAAAAGATTTAGGATATACAGGAGCAACTGACGCTAATAACTTTACATACACACTTCCAGCTGGTTCATCATTGACAAGAGGTGGATTCAAAATTGGATTTGCTGAAAGTGGAAAGAATTACCCAGTCGAAGTTAGTTCTGAGAAAATGTACGTTAACGTTCCTTGGACTGATAATAATACTTGGAGAGGTATTCACGATACTCCAGTCGATGGAGCTACAACAACATCAATTAGTTCTAATTGGGCATTTGATAATGTTAAAAAAGCAGTACCTTCAAACGCATTATTTACTGATACCAATACTCAGCGAAGTGATGAGGACATTACGAAAGTAATTTCAGATGCTGGGTTTAAAACTACGGATAATAATACTCAGTTATCAACAGCAGATGTAAGAGGTAAGATTTCGGGTACTGGGCTAATATCTTATAATAATAGCACAGGTGTTATTTCAACAACTGCAACTAATGTAACTAACAACAATCAATTAACAAATGGAGCAGGATACCGAACATCAGCTCAAGTAGATGCAGCTATTCAGGCAGTAGTTGATTCTGCTCCAGCAGCATTAGATACATTAAACGAAATAGCCGCATCTTTAGGTGATGATGCTGATTTCGCAGGTTCAATGACAACTGCATTGGCTGGAAAATTAAGTACATCAGGCAAAGCAGCAGATTCAAATTTATTAGATGGATTAGATTTACATACAGGTAGAAATAACGTAGCAAATAGAGTAGTAAGAACAAATAGTAGTGGTTATTTAGATACTGGGTGGATAAACACAACATCAGGTACTGCTAGTGGGACATTAACTCGTATATATTGTTCACAAGATGACTATCTTAGATATTTAACCCCTACAAATTTTAGAAATTCAATAATAAGTGCTGGAACTAATGTACAAATCTCATCAACCGGGGTTATTTCATCTACAAATACAAACACCCAACTAAGTGATGGTGATATAGAAAAAATGGGTTATATCAAAACCTATACAGATACAAACACACAATTATCAGCAGCTCAAGTAAGAGCTAACTTCTCAGCAGGAACTAATGTAGCAATAAGCAGTGGTGGTGTAATCAGTTCAACAGATACTAACACCACTTATTCAGTTGGTGATGGCGGTTTAACACAAAAGAATTTTACAACCACATTAAAAACTAAGTTAGATGGAATAGCAACTTCAGCAAACAATTATTCTCACCCAACAGGTGCTGGAAATAACCATATACCAACGGGTGGTTCAAGTGGACAGTTCCTAAAGTACTCTTCAAGTGGAACAGCAGTTTGGGCATCTGATAACAACACTACTTACTCCGTAGGTGATGGTGGATTAACACAAAAGAACTTTACCACTACTTTAAAATCTAAATTAGATGGAATTACTGCAGGAGCGACCCCAACAGATACTACAAATGTAGTTAAAGCATTAACGGCAGGAACTAATATAGCAATAAGTTCTGAAGGTGTAATCAGTTCAACAGATACAAATACCACTTATTCAGTTGGTGCTGGTGGATTGACTCAACAAAACTTTACAACCACATTAAAAAACAAATTAGATGCACTTGATTCATCCACATACTTAAAATCAAACGCTGATGATACATTCTCAGGTGGATTAGTATCTACTGCTAGAGATGAGGGTATCTTTGGTACATACGATTCTTATAAAACAGACCATATATGGTCAATGGGAACAGCTTATAAAAACCATGCTAGCGGTACTAACTTCGGTAACTTATACGGTCTAGCATATAAACATACAAATAACACCACAGGTGGTACAATGGCAGGTGGACACCAAATGGTATGGTGTGACAATGGTACTGGAAAATCTGCTATGGGTACTAATATTTGGACTAGTGGTACAGTAACTGCTAGTGGCGGTAATTCAGCAAATTGGAATACTGCATATGGGTGGGGAAATCACGCATCTGCTGGGTACAAAACTACGGATAATAATACTTGGAGAGGTATTCACGATACTCCTGTCGATGGAGCTACAACAACATCAATTAGTTCTAATTGGGCATTTGATAATGTTAAAAAAGCAGTTCCATCT